TTAATAACCATAATAGCTTACTCTGCCGATCGCTGCGATGATAACAAAGAAAATCACAAGCACATAGGAAATCACCTGAAGGATCAGGGATGCTCTGCAGTAGTTACGCCGGTTCAGATTGCCACTATTACCAAACGCCCAGATAATATACAGAATCAGTCCCGCACATGGAATAATTCCGACAATCATCGTTAAAAGCCATTCTCCGGTAGAAAGTGGAGATAGATCCATCTGCTTTGGCGGCATCTGACAATTGTTCTGGCTATTGTAATTGTTATTATAGCCGCTCGCGTTAAATCCGGTATTATAACCGCTATTCTGATACTGGTTGTCAGAGTACCCATTGGTATAAGCTCCGCTCTGATTGGTTCCGTTATAATACGAATTTCCGTTGTAAGTATTATTTTCATAAGTTCCATCCGAAGTTCCAGAATGGCAAGCGCTTCCGTCCGGTGCTGACTGTCCGTAACCGCTTCCGTTTTCTGACTTTGGCATTTCACCGTAAGTATATGCCGGATGACTTTTTTCTTCCTGCTTTAAATTATCGTCCGCTGCCTCTTTTGGCACGCTATTGTCATTCTTTGCCTGCGGCTCTGCTTCTGTATATCCTGCATTGGGATCGGTGTAAGAAGATGGACTCTTTTCCTCCCCTTCACTATTCTCAGTTATCTGGTCATTTAAGTTATTATCCATATCCCAAAACCTCCTGTGTATTCATTTTTTTCATCATAGCACACCAAAAAGCTGAAAACAATAGCTCTTTTTGCCAAATTACTGAATTCAAAGACCAGATTCTGAATATCAAATCTATTAGCCGGTTATTTGATCCGCAGCCTCTGACCGACATAAATCAGATTCGGATTTTGTAGTTTGTTCAACCTTGCGATTTCCTGATAAGATGTTCCGTATATCGCTGCAATTTTCGAAAGCGTATCCCCGGATTTGACGATATGATACTTGTTTTCTTCGGCATTGACTCTGCTTTGTACTTCTTCATACCGTTTCCCCAGAACCGTTTTCCGCACTTCCCCGTTGCCATATTTCCCGGCACGCACTTCCTTTGCCAGTGTCTCTGTACTGGCACCGGAAATATAGTCGATCATCCCCTGCACTTCTCCATATCTGGTTCCAAGCCAGCTTTTCCGTTCTTCCCCATTTCCAAATTCTCCACGCATCGTCCGAAAAACCAGATCCAGCGTAGTTCCTTCCTGGTTTTCTTCCTCTTCAGAAGGTTTCTCTGAAGTTGTCTGGTTTCCTTTTCCAGCATACCGGCTCCACGCCTGCCGGTCTCCGTAGAATTTATTCAAATCCAGATTGCCATTCCATCCGCTTAATCTTCCCGAAGAACTGTACTGCCGCATCACACAGGCATATGCACCCTCATTCCATGGATTTTCCTGGTACCCGATTGGCTCCATACTCGCGTACTGCGCTACCCACAGTCCATAGTTTCCGATATTCTGCAATCGGCTCATCATACTTTGCTGCACATAAATCACAGGATTGACGCTGGTCTTTGTTGAAATATAATTACACCAGGCTTTCACCCATTCCCGGTCATTCACACCAAATGCCGGATTGGACCGCCCTTCCCAGTCCAGCACAAGCATTGCCTCCCCCACACGGCTCCCTGCATTCTTCAGAAAATATTCTGCCTCCGCCTGTATATTTCCACCAGACGCATAGTGATAAATGCCCAGGCATTTCCCTGCTGTTTTCGCCTGGCGGTAGGCTCTTTCGTAATCCGGATTTACATAACCGGTTCCTTCTGTCGCCTTAATCACCACAAAATCACACGGGACAACCGCAAGATTGATCCCACTTTGCCAGTTGCTGATGTCAATTCCATTTAATGCCATACCACTTCTACTCCTACTCTTCTTTTCCTGCCTGCTTGATGATCTGATAGATGTAGGTACTCAGTCCTGCAACAACAATGCCCTGCGTTACGGATGCGAAAACTGCGGTCAACACATCCTGTGCTCCTGCGAAATGTGCGGTAGATGTCACCCAGATCCCGCAGATGATAATGCCTGTCGCCCCAAGCGTGATCGGAATATATTTATCTTTGATAAATTCTGCTTGTTTAAGTGCAATTCCGAAAAAGTATAGAACTGCGGTCACAATAAGCAGTTCCGGTTTTACATAATCCATAAGTTGCTCCATTATCTGGATAGCCTGCCTTTCTTTTTGGGGATTTTAAGGAAGATTTCTTTTGAAAAATAATTCGATCAGATGTGGTATTAGTATATGTGAGAGATAGGATTTAGTGATAAAAGAAAGATTTGATATAAAATAATCGGACCGGCAGGTTCTTCTTTGATTTGTATATACAAAGGGAGAGGCGCTACGCCTCTCCCTGTAAATAAATTTCTTAGAATTTACCAGCTTTGTGAGCTTCCTCGATAGAAACGGCGAATAACGTTTTTTCAAGGGTTTGGTGCAATTTTATATCGATAATGTATCAGTAATCTGAGTAGTGCTACTTTTATCTACGTTTATATACAATTAAGTGAAAAAATAAAAGAGGGTGTAATCTTTACGTGACTATGCCCTCTTTTATTCCATTTTGAATTTTTATCGCTTAATCAGATATTCCTCTAAACTATCTCTTACAGTCTTCATCTTTTCTACACCATTACCAGTTATTTCGTGATTGATAATGACTAATAGACTCTGCAAGATCATCCGATTAGATGCTTCGACCTCTTCTAAGCGCTTGTTGTCTTTGTCCAAAAGCCGATCATGTTTTTCCACTTTTGCTTTTAAATCATCATTTGGTTTTCTTGCTTCTTTTACAATTTTCCACAGCCCCCACAGTCCTGCTACAAACGAACAGAACCATATTATTTGGTTGGTCGATATTGTAAATTCCATTATTCAGTCTCCTTGGTTTCCGTAGTATTCTTTCCTTCGATAAAAGCTTTGAATCCCTGATGCAAACCAGTAGAAGCTAATCCCATTACTGCTCCGTAAACAACTGATTCTACAGACGGCTTACTTACCACGGCATTCAGTACAGCACCGATCACCGCTAAGATTACCGGAATGTCGTTGTTCGGGATCTTAGATAAAAAAGTTGCGTGTTTGATAATATATCCTACTACCAGACACGCAACCATAACTACAAGTACAAAATGTTCAGTTAAAATTGTAAAGTCCATAAAAATACCTCCACTATTTTGATTTTTCTAACACTTTTCTCACTTCTTCTCGAATCTCTTCCGGTACGTCATCAATAGTGATTGACCCGCGTTTGATTCTTCTTACATATGCATTGATAATCGCTTTAATTCCCATTGGTCTCATCCTCCTTCAGAATCTGTTCATATAAATAACAAATTGCATCATCCTGTTCAGCCGCTGTTTTCTTAATAGCCAGGTTCTCTTCATATAAAGCACAAACTGCATCATCCTGATCAGATAAAGTATCTGGTGCTGTTGATAAGAACTCTTCTCGTTTTTCTAACTGTTCTGCCTCTTCACGATAACGTTTTGCATCCTCACTTTCAGATGCAACCAGTTTTCCATCAACGATCTCGAATTCGTATTGATTATCAAAATCAAAATCTTCCGGAAAATTAAACTCAATTACTATTGTGTCTTCCGGAAAGCAATTGTCATCGGCAGTTCCGATAATTCTATTCTCTTCATTCAATTGTACAAACATCACATCACCCCATATAACGATTTAACCGTAGCTGCGTGTCCACCACATCCGGTGGGATCCAACGTATGAACTGAGCACGACGTTAATTTGAAAGTCGTTCCACTCATACTCGTAGTCGCTTTATACAAATAGCTAGTAGTTCCGTCATCATGCCCTGCTGTAAAAAGAACTGTTGTGCCTCTGTTTTGGTTTGGATCGTAATATCTTGTTCCTATTAGCATCGCGGTACCACTGGATGTTCCAAGAATGAATGTGTCAAACAGACTCAAATTAGCAACGGTAACACTTCCACCTTTTGAAAGAGTTCCACTCCATAATTTCTTAACATTTGCGTATCCACCTTGCCATATGCCCCACTTGCCAGCTCGCATCATTCGTCGATAAATGCCTCCGGTGTTAGTGATATATGTTTGATGACAATAATCGGTTGAATAAGATCGTGATATCAGCCAACCGTTCTGATCTAACGGTCGATTAGTGCTGCCATTTCCGAGATACCAAGTACAACTTCTGGTCAGCATATTACAATCACCGGTTACAACTGGAATACCTAATTCAAGTTCTTCCGTTGGATAAAATTTTATTTGTTTACCTCTAAAATGTATCCATTCAGCATCACTGTCTATTCGAGAGTGTACCGAAGCTCGACTATTTCGTATAGTATGTATGCTAATTTTAGCGGTGTCTGTTTCTGTTTTATTTGTTCCACTATCAACGCCAGCTATTTTCGCAGTAATGTCAATACCAGCTTCGTGTCCAGATAGTAACGGATCTACGCCAGTATATTGAACCATTTCAGCTATTTCATAATCATTTTCAGCAACAGTATTTCCACAAGATATAATAGTTCCATCAGCATTGATTATCTTACCGTATCGTCTTGTGAAAGTAGCACCACTCGGATTATAGTCGGAAGTTACCTCACGATTTTCACCTGTTACAGAAATAATATCTTCTGAGTCACTCTTAACGGTAAGACCAGCATTCGTCAATTCAAGACTGGTCGGTTCACCGTCTTGTCCCAGAACAATTTTGGTATTGTCATATCTGAGAACTTTTCGTATTTCATCCAATACGCCATCTGGTGTGGAGCCTACTGAATAAGTAGTAGATGTCGTGTTATCTGTGTAGGTCAAGATTGTACGTGACCACAGATACGGTTTCTCAGCGGATGTAGCTGGTACTAAGTCTGTCCATGTACCTGTCGGAGCTGTTGTACCGTTTGAGTGTGCCTGATAAGTGATGGATGTAGATTTAATTCCCTTACCAGTCGCTCCTGTATTTCCCATCTTACCAACAGCATAAGAAGTAGTGGAAGTCTTATCTGTATATGTGATAATAGTCCTCGTCCACAGATATGATCCTGCAGCAACAGACGGTATGGATGTAGCCCAGGTACCTTTTGGAATGGATGTACCAGATGTGCTTGCCTGATACGTCACTTCAGTAGAACTGATTCCTTTACCAGCAGGTCCAGTTTCTCCTTTATCACCTTTAGCACCCGTGTTACCATAAACCGCAAGAAGCAATACAGATGTTTGACTCGTGTTGTTCGTGTAGGTAATTACTTCTTTTTGCCACAGATACTTATTAGTAGCATCAAGGGTTGGCATCGAAGTAGCTGTTATACTTGCTGCGCTTGGAGCTGTTTGAGATGTTGTTCTGGCATAATAGTAAGCGATGGACTTAATACCATTACCAGTTGGACCAGTAGGACCGGTTCCGCCAGTTTCCCCCTTATCTCCTTTGTCGCCCTTGTCTCCTTTAATCAATGACCAGCTATAATCAGAGTATGTTATACTTTCGGTAGCTGTAGTTTTGTTATAAGCAACACCGATATACTTTTTACCACTAGGATTATCAGATATACCGCTCGTTGGTGAATCAGCATATTTAATCCAGGTATAATAAGTCTTACCATCAGCACCCTTAACACCTTGCACACCCTGAGGACCTTGTGGACCAGCATCGCCTTTATCACCGGTATTACCTTTTGTTCCTGTAACGCAAACTGGAGTGGTAGTTGTGGAATTCTTGTCAGTATAAGTGATAATGGATCGTGTCCATATATACTTTCCGTTCTCCCATCCTGGATATGTGGTAGACCACGCCCCTCCGGATAGTGCTGTAGCGGATGTAGATTTATAATACTGCTCTACAATAGAAGAAACTCCTTTACCACTAGGTCCAGTTCCACCCTGAGGACCTTGTGGACCTGTTTCTCCAGTAGCTCCTTTGTCACCCTTATCCCCCTTAGCACCAGCAATACAAACTCCATTTTGATTTGGAGAGTAGGTTTTATTACCAGCACCATCGACTGTTACAGTCCTAGACCACATATACTTTCCATTAACCCATGTAGGAGCTGTTGTAGACCAACTTCCACCTGATAGTGAGGTTGCTGAAGTGGAAAGATAGTATTCTACATCTACTTTTGCAATGTTATCTTCGGGTGCTGGAGTCCAGTCTGTAGCTACATTACCGATTTCGAGTTTGAGATCCTTTATTAGCCAAGTTGTTTTTAGCATTTTTGATTCTTTCTGACACATTGTCCCGAAACCAATTAGACCATCAGGATTTAATAACGTTTCGGTGTGTTGTATTTCTATCCATTCATCCTGCTGCGGTTTAGCGGCGGTAAGAAGGCTGGAAAAATATTTAGAATCGCTCTGGTTATTCATAAGTCCCAGTCCATAGTTTGTATCGGCAGTAGTTTCTTCTTTTATATTTTTTGCTTTAAAACTGATTGTCACCGTTTTGCCCACATAATCAGTGGGTAGCCTATAATAGAATATGACCCAGCCGTTCTCTGCAACTAACTTGTAAATTCTCTCTTCAGTATCGTATCCAGTAAAAGAGCCACCCAACCCGGTCCTCGTCCATCTTGAAGTGTCGACCGTCGACGTTCCAATAAACAAATTCCTCCCACCAACTTTCAGCCCGTCAATCTTATTATTTGCACTGGTGGCTGAATTCTGAGCATTATTGGCTTTATTCCATGCATCTTTAGCAGCCTCATAGCTACTAGACTTAGATACTTCTGAAAATGTAAACGTCTTGTCGGAATATACATTACAGTCTACGAAATACAGTGTGTTAGTCGAACCAGAAATATAAGCCGGCTCGGTATCGCTCCAACCTGAAGGAGGATTTGTAGTCGGCTTAGATGGTTTGGCTAAAGTAGATGACTGCAGCTTGTAGTACCGATAACATGCATAGATATCGATTACTTTTGAAATGGTAATTTGGGCACTTGCTTTGATTACCATATGAAATCACCTACTTTTCTAACTGTGCTGTGATAGCGAGCATATTATCTACATTGGCTGCTGATATTGTATATGTTTTGGCGGTAGCGACTGCATTGGTACTTCCAGCTTTATACCATTTAACAGATCCGTAATTTCCACATATTCCGGCATCTGTAATACTCTGTTCCACACCTCCGACAAACACATGAGCTGTCAGAACTGTTGAACCGGTATTATTTTTAAAAACTGTACCGTTTGAACTGGTAATAGTCATAGTGATTGCATCCTCACCATTTTTACCGTTTGTTCCATTAGTACCTTTATATGAAACGCTGTATGAAGTTGTGGATGTTCCATCTGAGTATGAAACAACAGTCTTCGTCCATAAGAACTGACCATTTGCTACAGTCGGTACAGTTGGGCTCCATGTGCCTGTAGGAGCTGTCGTACCAGATGTACTTGCCTGATATGTTACGGATGTAGAGCTAACTGTAACCGAAGTTCCATTCGTACCGTTCGTTCCTTTATAAGAAACACTATAAGCCTCAGTTGACTTACCATCCGAATATGTAACTACGGTCTTTGTCCATAAATACTGACCGTTACCTACAGATGGGATATCTGGACTCCATTCCCCGGTTGGTTTTGTAGTGCCACTTGTTCCAACCTGATATGTTACTGAGGTTGATTTGACAGTAACTGACGTACCATTGTGTCCGTTCGTACCTGCTTTGGCAACAGCAAAGGAGAATTTCTTATTTACTGTAATACCGTCTACCACTACTGGAATTGTCGCTTCGCATGCAACTGCTATTGTAGCTGTAGTGTTGAAAGTAATTTTCACTTTTGATGTTCCGCTGTTTTCTACTCTTGCACTAATACCGGTTGGGCACACGATATCCGCTGCGGTTACATTTACCGAAGAACACTGATTGCTTCCACAAAAAGCTACGGCTTCTGTTGTGCATGATTGTCCAGCTGCTACTCCACCACTGCCACCTACAAATGTATATGTTTCAGATGTCAATATAACTGAATATGCATCAGTTACATCAACAATCGTAATCTGATCTGCTGATTTAATTGCCATTTTGATTTTTCTCCCTTCAATTTAAACTATCAATTCACACATAAATGTCACCTTAGTATCGACATCATCTGGTGAAAGTGTAAATGTGAATCCGCTATCTCCGAACCTTGAGTCTCCTGCTGAAATGATACCGAAAGTCTCATCATCCAGTCTTTGCCACTTCCACTGTAAATAAGCAGCATTACCAAATACCGATTTCAGTCCAGCACTATCTGTAATCCGCTGTGAACCTTTGTAAATTACAACTGACAAAACTGTAGCAACAGTATCGTTCTTAAATACAGTTCCTCTTGATGATTCAATTCGTAAGGTAACTGCATCTTCACCTTTACTACCGCTGTTTCCTGTCATCAATGCTGGAGATCCAACTTCTGTATGACCATCACCGTAGGTCGAGACTACTCTTCGCCAGATGAACATTCCTTCTTTCCAAACCGGAGTGTCTGTACCCCAGCCCACCTGTGGAGGATCCGAAGTGCTATCAGATACTGCATACTCATCGTATAATGTCACGACCGCAGCATCGGCTTTCTTTTCGGCACTGTCAGATTTTTTTAATGCTTCACCGGCTGTTTGAGCGTTTTGTTTCTCTTTTTCTGTCAGTTTTTCTGCCTGCTCATAAGTCTGATTGATGTTAGCGTTTAAAAGTTTGATTCGTTTGTTCTGCTGACCAGTTAACGTATCGAAAGTTGTTCCAAGAGTATAGACACTGTTTGCTGGTTCATTAAGGTCAAGATCTATATTTGTACATAAAAAATAGCTGTCTAAGTTATGCGGTTTTGATCTTACTCTGACATACTCACCGATTCTTATTGGCTTTATATCAGGGTTAATCAAATGCATATCGACAGCTTTTACTTCAATAGTTGTCACAGGTGAAATCATAGACTTTAGATTTAAAATTCCACGGGAAACTAACGCTTCTTTTGTGGTTATGTCTGTATTCTCGTATGTGGCGCCTATCCATCCATATTTCTGTACAGCAGATTCACAATAAATAATATCTCCGGATTTGCGATAATCGGTTTCGTATTCCTTATCATCTAATCCGGCTATTGTGAGTGATAAATTAGATTCATCATATGTTTCGTAATATTCGTAATAAGTTACACCCTTTTCAAATGCAGTAACATTATCTGAAATCTTACTGTACCCATTTTCAGACTTCGTATAGTATTCTTTATCCTTATTAAAAGTCGTATCGGATGTTTTATAGTATCCATCGTCATATGAGTATCCAGTTTCGCTCATCTTTGCGCCTAATGGAACAACAAATGTAACTACATTATCGGAATCATCAGTCTGTGTATAGTCTGTTAGGTTTTTACCGAAGTCTAATATCTGTGAATTAGTATCAGTCCATTCGGATAGATAATCAATGTACCGTATGTCGTTTTCATGTCTAATACGAAGAAAACCACCTGGGTCATCAAGTAATTTCTCACTCAATTCGCTCCAAGTGGTCGGATATTTAGTAGATTCTCGATATATATAATTGTTACTGTCAAGAGCTGCTCCCTGATTTACTCCTACCGTAAATCTCTTATTTTCTTTAACCTGTTCATTATGCTGAGTAATAAGCCATTCAAAAAATCCATCTACACTTGTAGGAGCCTGTTTTCCAAATCCATTTTGAAGTGTAGAGTATGGACGAACTATGGACTCAGTAAGATATGCAAGCTCACCCTTACATTTCACGTTTCCGTTCTGATAAAACTCAGTACCAAGCTCGTATATGAATCCGGAAAACAAAAGAATATCATCGTCATATACTTCTACTGGATTGTCTGCATCACGCTCTTTTATCTTCCTATACATTGGATGTGTAGGATACATGGTGAAATCACAGTACCCAAAAGAGTTTTCTTCTGCAGTCAGAGACAAATCAATAAGAAGTAAATCTCCAACTCTCGGATCATGTAAATACTTATCTCCGTATTTAACAAAGTACATTATTTCCACGTCCCTTTCACGTATACTCCTAATACAGCATTTGCCTGTGTTCCTTTTTTAGGATCCAGTAACTGAAATTGAGGACATTGAGTTAAAGATGCATTCGGTTTAGCCCATATAGGACACGAATATGTAGATGCTGAAGCCCAAGTTGGAATTACCATTGGAGCTTTCTTAAAAGTAAACGGATAATTACCAGGTGATGTTACATACGCAGTATAAAGTGCTATATCGCTCCATGCTGATGTAAACGTGATCGTGGGAGGTTTATATTCTTCGATCCAACACTCAGCAATTCCACTCGCCCATCTGCGATATGTCCATACTCCTTGTGTCCCATGTGCTACAACATAATCGGTTTTAAGAGCATTTATCTCAGCATCAAGTTTGTCCATATTCTGATTGAACGGCTGTGGCGATGCATTATCCGTAATATCTGGCTTTATCAGTTCCAAATGTTCTGTCAGTGTAGACATTATTTCCACCGCCCTTTCACACTGATGAATACTTTCTTGAATACATAATTGTTTTCACTTTCCGTTCCCATAATATTGAATAAGATATAATCTACTACATCTTTTCCGGTCAGATTGCACACCCATCCTTTAGTCTCAGATGACATATGCATCTGTACATTATCAATCCTGGTTATAGTAAATGGAAAATACACTCTGCAGTTCCCTGTATAATATGGAGCTTTTGATCCCTGATTGCATTTCAATGTGTCAAAACCAATTGCTGTGTAGAGATCAATAGTACCATCAGAATATTTCTTATAGTTCCATGTAGCATTACCGGTTGTATTACCGGAATAACTTGCCGTTTTTGTTCCGCTTTCTATACAGAGCACCATCTTATCCAGTTTTTCAAAATTTGCATTGACCTGCTCAAAGTCTACAACATCACTTTCCAAAAACAGATTAAATCCCATATTAGTTGACAGATTTGGCATTAAATATCACCTACCTTATACTTTACATATACGTCTTTGATGTTTTCTGTTATATCAGCCATATAAATGAGATCTCGCCATGTCTTGTTATACAGATCCTGCCAATTCTGTTCTGATAATTTCTCCCATGTGCTGATTACGTAATGACCGTCACCATTCGATTTATACCATTCATATAGACGCTTATCTTTGAATCTACCGAAAGTAACCTTTGATTCTTTGAGTTGCCCCCATGTAAGATTCTTAACATCGTATGAATTGAAATATACTTCATTGACGCCTTCTTTAAAGATAACATCGTTTAAAGTCCAAGTACCCTGAGGCAAGGTATACAACTTATTGTTGTATATTACTTTCAGGAAGCCATCAGTTTCGATTGTTGGTCGTACTCTTTTTCGTCCGCTTTCAAACTGTACTGTTTTCCCGCCTACTGCATTCACACAATATATAGCGTCGTTCTTATATTTGTATGGATTTCCATCAATTGTCATTTTGAAAGAGCCAACAAGACCATTCATATACGCATTCTGTTTCTGATCGGATATCTTAAATCTTCCGTGATATGTATACTCCGGATCCATAGTAAGCTTAAAATCAAAAGACTTTCCATGCAGTTCCCGGTTGATTTCTGTCATGATATCTTCAAATCGACCTATATCGATAATGTAAAACTCTAATTCGATCTCCCGGTTTTTGTAGGCAGAGTCGCCCAGCAGAGACTCTGTTAAATCAATAACACCATCTCCGCCAGGTATATCTACCTCATATTTTTTCACTTCAGGGGGATCTAATTTATATCCATCTATAAGAATCAAACCATATTTGAGAGTCAGATCAACTCCATTTACAATAAGTCTGTTCTCTGGATAATCTGGATAACTCATTAGTATGCACCCCTTTTCTGTAATACTGCTAATTGTCTGTTCATATCTTTTGCAAGTGTTGAAGCCACTTTCTTTGAGTTCATGTACAGTGCTATCTCTTTTTCATCGTCTGAGTAGAATGCATTCAGATCGGCTCTAAGTGCATTTATAGCATCAATAACTTGATTGTTACTTGCATTGATACTATCCTGTGTACTATTCAGCATATCCTGTAAAGATGCTACTGGCTGCGATAATAATCTTGCACTAAGATCAGCACCAATCGACAAAGTACGAGATCCATTTTGAAGTTCAGCCATATCAACTACTGGTTGAATTGTCGGTGTAAATGTGTCATCCGATATATTAGCATCACTGATCCTAGATAATGCGGATGATATACTCTGAACAGCATTCGCACCCATAGATTTACCGGATTTGTAGACAGATTTACCCATCTTATCCATACCAATAACAAGACCTTCACCAAGCCACTTACCCGCCTGTATTGTCAGCTTTGATGGTGAATGTGACTTCTGACCGTCTTTTTCACCCTGTACTGCTTGCTGACCAAGGCGATAACCAGCACGATACGCAGCTGATTCTCTTGACGCAATTCCTTCAGTCAGTCCATCTCCAAGGTATCCACCCGCAGAATAGAATGAATAATAGAAGGATCGAATAGCTCCACTGCAACTGCTCAATGCCGAATAAATAGCTGACGAAGCCCCAGATCCACCAGAACGAAGTCCATTACAGAGATTTGTCATAAGACTTCTACCAGACTGATTGAACTGAGATCTCTTGCCATCTACAATTGTTTTGGCTCTGGACACTGTAGTATTTACTATTGAAGTAACTCCATTTGATCCTGATGAAATACCGGTTCTGAGTGATGTCATGAGACCGGAACCAGCTGTTGTGAAGTTGCCTCGTCTTACATTGATAATATTTAGAGCATTATTCATAATAGTAGTAAATGAAGCTGATACGGATGTGCTGTTTGAAGAAATGGCTAATCCCATAGCAGACATCATACCAGTTATAGCTGATACTGCTCTAACATTTGCTGATGAAATTGCAGTAATAAATCCGTCTGCTGCTTGCTGACCAACGGTGCTGAATTTGCTACTGCATCCAGATAATGATGCAACAGCAGAATTGATCATTGTTGTAATAGCACCAGATAATAAAGTATTAGCATTGACTATAGGATTTACTATATTATTGACAATGCTGTCACCAACTCCTGATAAAGATGATGTTGCAGATACGAGATTTGTAATAGATGTAGAAAATGATGTTATTCCGCCGCTAATACCAGCAAAGTTAACTCCAGTAAGTGTCGACATAGCATTAGCGATTTTTCCAACACTACTTACAGTAGACGAGATATCTTCGATGCCACTAAATGCTTTTATACCAGTAGCTAAGTTTGTTAGCTGGGTACCTATATTATCTGGTACTGTTACCCCGTTCCATTTCTTTATAGAACCAGCAAGAGTGCCTATTGGTCCAGTTACAGCGTCAAGCGTCCATCCTCCTACGAATGCTAGACTAAATGACTTAATGCCATTTGCTATCGATTTTAGACCCTTTTCTAATCCGTCTGGAATAGTTACACTGTTCCATTTTTTAATAGATCCAGCAAGCTTCCCAATTGGTCCGGTTGCAGCATCAAGTGACCATCCTCCTATAAATGCAGACGCAAATTCTTTAATACCATTCGCTATTTGAGACATTCCATTTTCAAGATTATCTGGTATTGTTACACCATTCCACTTCTTTATAGCTCCTGCCAGATTGCCAATTGGTCCAACGGAGGCATCTAAAGACCATCCGCCAAGAAACGCGAAGCTGAACTGTTTTACTCCATTCGCTATTTGGGTCATTCCATTTTCAAGATTATCTGGTATTGTTACACCGTTCCACTTTTTAATCGATCCCGCGAGCTGTCCTAATGGTTCTACTGCGGTATCCAGTGACCAACCGCCAGCAAATGCTAAACTAAACTGTTTAATACCGTTTGCTATAGATGTTAGTCCAGTTTCAAGTCCATCTGGAATGATTACATCAGACCATTTCTTTATAGAACCGGCTAAATCTCCAAGTGGACCAGTTACAGTGTCTAATGACAAGCCACCGGCAAATGCTAATGTGAATTGTTTTACTCCGTTCGCTATTTGTGTCATTCCGGTTTCGATATTGTCCGGTACTGTTACGTCAGACCATTTTTTGATCGAACCGGCAAGGTCTCCGAGTGGACCAGTTACAGTGTCTAATGACAAGCCACCTGCGAAAGCCAAACTGAATGCTTTTACTCCATCTGAAATGCGTTTTAACCCATTTTCAAGTCCGTCTGGAATTGTTACTCCGTTCCATTTGCTAATAGCAACAGCCAGTTCACCGAGTGGACCTGTAGCAGTGTCCAAAGACCATCCGCCTGCGAAAGCCAAACTGAATTGTTTAACTCCATTTGCAACGTGAGTCAATCCCTCTTCGAGTCCATCTGGAATTGTTACTCCGTTCCACTTTTTAATCGAACCTGCCAATTCACCAAGTGGTGCAACAACCGTATTTAATGTCCATCCGCCTGCGAAAGCCAAACTGAACGTTTTTACTCCGTCAGCGATTCTTTGCATATCTGCATCTATTCCATCTGGGACAGAAACATTATTCCATTTATTAACAGCATTAGCCAAATCTCCAAGAGGACCGGTCACAGCATTCAATGACCAGCCACCTGCAAATGCAAGGGTGAATTTCTTAACGCCATCTGCTACTTCTTTTAATCCATTTTGAAGTCCAGCAGGTATTGTTACTCCAGACCACTTTTTGAGTGCGGTAGCCAATTCTCCGATTCCTGTAGCTGATGTACTTAATGATGAAGCACCTGCACCATCAAAGGTGAAGCTTCGTACTCCTTTTGCAAGGCTGCTAAGCTGATCTATAGCATCTTTCGGAAATTGTACATTACTCCATTTTCTCAATGCGCTTGCAAGAGAATTGAGTCCTTTTGCAGAAGAATTTAGTGACGAAGCACCAAAGCCATCAAATGTGAAGCTTCTTACGCCCTTTGCAAGATCTGTAAGTTGTTCTCCAAGACCGTTTGGGACAATCACACTGTTCCATTTTTTTAGTGAATCGGCAAGATCGCCCAATGGTCCAGTGACAGTATCCAGTGACCAGCCACCCACAAATGCTAAGCTGAATGATTTAATTCCCGTGGCTATCTGGGTGAGCCCTTCATCAATGTCGTATGGGATAGAAATCCCGTTCCATTTTTTTATAGATCCCGCTAACTGTCCTAATGGCTCAATAACAGTATTCAAAGACCATCCGCCTGCGAAAGCTAGAGTAAATGCTTTCACTCCATTTGCTATCTGAGTTAGACTGTCTTCAATTCCATACGGTACAGTTATTCCATCCCATTTTTTAATAGAATCGGCTAACTGTCCTAAAGGTTTAATCACGGTATTAAGAGATAATCCACCCGCAAATGCAAGAGTGAATGCTTTTACACCATTGGATATTTGAGTTAATCCGCTTTCTAATCCATACGGAATAGCTACATTACTCCATTTCTTGATAGAATCAGCCAGTTCTCCGATACTTGGAGCTGCCTTACTTAATGCTGAAGCGCCTAGTCCATCAAACGTAAAACTCCGAATTCCTTTTGCAAGAGTGCTTAGTTCTTTTCCAAGCCCTTTTGGTACAGTAACACAGTTCCATTTTTTCACAGAATCGGCAAGGTCTCCTAATGGTTTTGCGATTTTATTTATAGACATCGCACCGAGCCCCGAAAGCGTATTTATCAAACTTCCAGCAGCGACTTCTTCCAAAGCAGTTCCAATAGATGTTAATCCTCTGGTTACTTCGCCCCAGGACATGCTTCCAAATTTTTGTAAGGCATCTGCTAAATCACCCAGACCTTGTATTGCTACATATAGTGATCCAGCTCCAAGCAAAGAAGCAAGCCCACCAAGTTTACCGAGTACTCCGGATACGGTTGCTACTTCTGTAAGTGCTCCTCCCATTCCAGTAAGTCCTCGTTTGATTTCTCCCCATGAAAGTCCGCTAAATTTAGACAATGCATCTGCTAATTTACCAAGTCCTTGAATAGTTACATTGATTGATCCGGCACCAAACATTCCGGATAGTCCAGCTATTTTACCTAAAGCACCTGATATACCAGCTACTTCTGTAAGCGCTCCTCCCATTCCAGTAAGTCCTTTTGCAATTTCGTTCCAGGACATACCGCCAAATTGTTTTAACGCTTTTCCAAGATCACCGAGTCCATTGATAAGAATAACAATTGTCTCAGAGCCAAATATTCCAGATAAACCTGATAGTTTGCCAAGAACACCCGCAGCAATAGCTACTTCTGTAAGCGCTCCTCCCATTCCGGTAAGTCCATGTCCTATCTCACTCCAAGACATGTTACCGAACTGTTTCATAGCCGTTGCTAATTTAGCAAGACCTTGTACTACAATGAAGATAGATTCAGATCCAATAATGCTTTTAAGTCCAGCTATTTTACCTAAAGCACCTGATATACCAGCTACTTCTGTAAGCGCTCCTCCCATTCCGGTAAGTCCATGTCCTATCTCACTCCAAGACATGTTACCGAACTGTTTGAGTGAATCAGCCATTGTACTTAACGATTGAACTACTACCAATAGTCCAACACCGCTCAGGATTGATTTAAAACCACTTATACCATTCAATGCTTTCAAGGCTATAACCAGTTCTGTAAGGGCTCCTCCCATTCCAGAAAGACCATGCCCTATCTCGCTCCAAGACATGTTACCGAACTGTTTCATAGCATCGCCAAGAATCTTACAGCTTTCTGATAAAGCTAGTAGTCCAATACTCGTAGAGGCTGGTATTTTTACCTTATCAATGGCTTTTAATCCCAAACAAAGTTCTGCAATACCAACGCCAACTCCAGTCAATCCTTTTGCGATTTCGTTCCATGATAAACCTGCCAGTTTAACCATTGCCGTTGATAATGTTTTCATAGCAATAGCAAGTAATAAAATAGAACTTCCAGCTTTAATAAGTCCTTTAGAATCGTACTTATCCAAAGTTTTATTGATTGATTTGAACGATGCGTTAAGCATTGCAAACATTGCTGCAATTGCTGATAATGATTTTCCGACATCAGCACTTTTCAATCCAGCAATACTTTTTAAAGATAATGCTAATATACCAATTGCAGCCGATATTGTAAGAAGTGTAGTAGCCTTTATTCCAGTTGTAAAAGATTCTAAAGAGTCATGTATAGAATCAAGAGTTTCTGTGAATTTATCCTTTACTCCCTTCGCAGGACCTAAAAAGTCTTCAAGTTTTTCTTTTATGAGTCCTATTACAGAAACGACTTTCATAACACCAGCAGTTATTCCACCGCCGATTAGTCCTTTGAATATATCACCAAGGGAAATATTGTTCTTAAGCCATCCGGCTATATCTTTAATAGCCTGCCAAACCTGTGATACAACTTTTATAATTCGATTGCCAATATTAGGCAATGTGTTTCCAAGTTTAAGTGCTCCGTCTGATGCTGCTTTAAGTACACTAGATATGCCGTCAGAAATAGTTGTAAGTATTCCTGTAAAACCATTAGAATCAAATCCTTTGTTTAAAGCAGTAAAGAAATCTCCGATAACGGCAGTTGCTGTTAAGAAGAGATTCACAAGTGCTTTTACTCCGTCAGAAGTAATCAGTTTACCGAAAGCTGTTCCAAGACTGGCAAGTATTTTCCCGAACACAGATACAACTGAAAATAAGCCACTAAATGTACTCTTCAGTTTTTTAGCGGTACTGTCACTTATTTTTATTTGAGACGTTAAATTTTTGAGACCTTCTGTGAAAGCAAATAACTTTTTAGATGTTATCGGTGGAAAAATATCTTGAAAAGCTTCTTTAACTGGTTTTACGATACTACCGATTCCATTAAATACGTTTTTAAATGAATCTATCAAATCTTTCCGTCCACCAAGGTCAGCCCATTCTTTTACAATGGCATTTCTTGCGTCTGATGATCTATTGATAGCATCACTTAACACATTGCTTACTGATGTCCATAATTCGCGGGCTTCCTCAAAATCACCAATTACCGTTCTCCAGGTTTCAGTCCAACCAGAACCTAATGCTTCTTTTAATGTGTCAATCAGCTGACTGAATGTTTTAACCTTTGTAGCTGCTTCACCGGCTGTTTTAGCCATATCAGCCATCTGCTTAGCTTCTTCTTTTGAGTATCCTTGATCTATAAACTTTTTAACGGCTGCTTCATATTCTTTCTGGGTGTCTGCTGCTGTAGAGAATTGGTCTAATGTCTGGGTAAGAACCTCTGTTGTAAGCCATCCAGTTTGCAAAGATTCTCTAAATGATCCTTTTGCAGCAATAGCAGCTTTGGCACCAGTTTGCAAATGTTCTGATGTCCGTATAAGGGCGTCCTGGAATACCTGTCCACCCATCCCTGCATTTACAACGGAGTTCCAGTCCATAAGCTTTACCGTTCCTGATGCAATAGCCTGAGATAACTGGTACATCGCTGTTGATGCTTGCTGTGATGTTGAACCTGATACCGCTGCTAAGTTAGCAATACCCTGAATAGCTGATACTGAGGTATCCAGTTTTACACCAGCTGCAGTGAACGTACCGATATTTCGAGTCATTTCCGTAAAATTGTAAATAGTTTTATCAGCATAATGGTTAAGTTCATCAAGTGCTGCATTTACGACTTTTACATTAGTGCCCTCTTTCTGTGTATTTGCCAAAATAGTCTGTACAGAATTCATCTGGGTTTCATATTCAGCAAATCCATCTTTCACAGGATCAATTGTTATTGCAGAAACGAGTTTTCTTCCAGCAGCCATAGCGGCATTAGTAATATTCATTAAAGCGGTAATCCCAACTACTTCAAGCGCTGAAAATTTAGCTCTGACAGTTTCAATACCACTTGTCATTCCATCGAATCGTACTTTATTTGCCGCTTCACCTATATTTTCAAGCCCTTTAGAGGCACCAGATAAGTTCAAACTTCTTTTAAGTTTATCAAGAGTAGACATGCTGGTCTGTACATTCTTCTCAAAGTTCGCATTGTCAAACCGCATTTCAACAACGCGTTCGTCGACTGTTCTGCTCATATCTTAGTAACCTCCTCCCAAGCTTCTTTAGCCAGCTGGTCAAAAATAGGCTGGATAGCAGGATTTATATAGTCTCGTCCTTCTACCCAGCCTCCAGTGCCAGTGCCGTGCCCATACTGCAAAATAATTGCTATTGGTACTCCTTTATTTACATTTGAATTGAAAAATTCTAAGCTTATGCCTCCATTTTGGCGTTTAATCTCGTAATACCATGAGGCTGCAGTTTTACCAGTATCTGTAGGAGTTGCAGACGAAAGGGCAGATACTCCAGCTCGTCCATATTTGTCGAGCACTCCTATGTTGGCAGTTTCTTTTACTCGCTCAAAATATCGGTTAAGCTTAGAAAAGTCCCCCTTCTGTCTAAAACTTATCATGCTTACTCCTAATTGATTCTGATTTTCTGTCCTGGGTAAATGAGATTTGGATTCGATATTCCGTTCTTTTGTGCCAGTTTCATACAAGATGTTCCGTATCTGGAAGCAATGCCTGATAATGTGTCTCCAGATTTAACTGTATAATATTCGGCTGATGATCCATTGATTATAGACTGTACGGTATTATAACGGCTTCCAAGCACAATTTTTCGAGTATCTCCATTTCCATATTTTCCAGCTTTGACTTCAGATACCAATGTCTGATCGCTGGATGTAAAAATATGATCAATGAAATTCTGTACCTCAATATATCGATTTCCGAGAGCAACTCTTCGGTTGTCCCCATCACCATATCTACCCTGCATTACACCAACAGCAAGGTCTAATGTAGATCCTGATGGTGAGTTAACAAATACTGTAGAAGAACCTGAAACACTATTACCTTTACCAGCGTATTTGTTCCAATCTTCTTTTGTTCCATAAAACTTATCAAGATCCAGATTGCCATTCCATCCTGGTAATTGTCCACAAGAACTGTACTGACGAATTGCACAGGCATATTTTCCTTCATTCCATGGTGTATTTTGATATCCAGTTCGATTCATATCGGCATACTGTGCGATCCATAATCCAAAGTTTCCAATATTAGAAAATTTATAAGCAACAGACTGCGAACAATATAGCATCGGACGAATACCGGTTTTGCTGTAGACATATTCGAGCCAAGCTTTGCACCATGAAGCATCCGCAGAGCCGAATGATGGATTGTTCTGTCCTTCCCAATCAAGAGCTAATATTGTTTCTCCAATACGAGAGCCTACTTTCTCTAAGAAATAATTAGCTTCTGCTTGTATGTTTCCGCCATTAGCGTAGTGATAAATTCCAAGGCATTTGTCAGCTTGCTTAGCCTGTGCATAAGCCCGTTCGTAATCCGGGTTGGTATATCCGGTTCCTTCTGTCGCCTTGATAATAACAAAATCGCAAGGTACCTTTGTCAGATCAATGCCTGACTGATAGCTTGCGATATCTATTCCATTTAAACTCATAGGAAATCCTCCTTATCCTTTGCTGTTGTATTTCTTTCTTCTGGCAGCATTAAGAGCTTTTCTCTGACTTATCATTTCATTACGACTCATTTTCTTTGGTGGAGACTGGTAGCTTTCGCATACTCTAAGTAAAGTAAGAAGTTTGTTAAGATGCCATTTTTCACACTCTAATGGAATGCCAGCCATAAGCATTCGGGCATATATAACTTCTGCAGTTATTATTTTTCGATTTTTCTTTTGGTTATGGTCATCAGAAAAAGTAGTTGCTGTCATTGGGTCATTTATATAATCATTAATAAGCCGAAAATTCTCCGCGGTTAAACATTTATACACCAAGGGATCCACATTCTGTGTAATGGTCATACATTTTATATAATCTATAGTTTCGTCCACGTTTTTGTCTTTTGTATTTATAAATGATTTATGCCATTTGCTTTCCCATTTATAAATAGACATAAGTGAATGTTCCAGTTTTAATTTATGCTCACATACGGTAACAAAAGTATTAGTTTCACTCATATAGAATTCTTTTTCTGGTATCACAATAGTTAGCATATGGAACACTCCTTAATATTAATTAACTGCAGGCATTGTTGCTGCTGACGTATCGATATCTTCTGGTACGATACCGTTAACAAACGCTGCAGCTGCTTCTGAATCTGTAGCTAATTCCATGAAAAGCTTAGAATATGCTTCTGTCTGAGCGAACTTATTGCACAATTTATGTCCGTCTTCATCTATTTTGATAAAGGCTTTTCCGTCATCACTCTTTTCTCCATAAGCTTTCAGGATAAGATCTTTGAATACCTTAATGATTGCTGGTATATCCTGCGTTGACATAATTTTCTGAATCATAGCCTGCAGACCACCTGTAGTGCTTAATTCCATTTCCATAAGTTCAGCTTTAGAAAAATGAAAATAAAAGTCTTCTTTTCTTGTTACATCGTTAAAATCCGTATATTCAATTGTTTTTTTTAACATAATTGTTTCTCCTTTCATAAAAAAAAAAGAGACCTCACCTTTGACAATGAGATCTCTTACGATAATATTGATTCTTATTTATTCGGTAGCTTTCATAAGCTCAGCGATTTCATCTGGAAGTGGAAGTCTTGGTCCATTTCCAGTTTCGTCTCCGTAAAGAATCTTTTCAAGGGCTTCAAGCTTAGCTTTGTCTACTTTTGTAGAATTGATTTCCAAAGATGCAGTAGGCTTAGCACCGGTCACTTTAACTGGTGTTGTACTAACTTCCCAGGAAAATGAACCTGCTTCAGGGCTGTCGTTCACTGTATCGTGACTCTTTTCTGACGGCGCTGCAAGTGCTCCATAAATCATATGAAGTTTGTATCCATGATCATCCCCGTCTGTATCGTTACCAAGAATTGTCTTATAGCAAAGACCAAACGTGTTGCGTTTCTGCTGCCCGATGGTAACTCCTGGTGCAATTTCTTTGGTACCATCGCATTCTTCAAATTCTTCTGGATACATGAAAGCTTCAATAGTTGCTGAATATTCTTCAACTGACATCAGATTCAGATACTTGATGTTATCTGCATAAATTGGGCTTGCTTCTGCACCACTCGGAGATTCTGTAATGTTAGAAATACCGTTCCAAGCTACTCCTTTTGGATATGTTCCACCAGTTCCCTGAACGTATAATGCACACTGGCTGACACCAGTTTCGTATTCGCGTTCGCCGGTTTTGTCCCATTCAAGTCTAGGCATAATAGTTGTCCTCCTTTAAAAATATAATGTTAATGAATCGTGATAAAGGTTGTCAGAGATGTAACGACGATCATAAGAACAATACGGAAGCTCCAATAATTTTTGAATTACAGGATTGTCCGGTCTTTTAGAAATAACTGTAAGATCATAACTTGTTAATAATCGATATGTTGAATTATTAGCGTACACTTTTGTAAGTTTCCCTTTTACATATGTAATAGCCGGATAAGTCATCTTTACATTAGATGATGGCTGATAATATACATACCTGGAACCTAACAGCTCTTCTAATTTACTCTGTAGATTCAGCCGTGTTCCCATTCCACACACCTCCAACAGTTAATATAAGTCTCGGAAATTGAGGTTCAACCTCCGTAACTTTCCATTTGGTTCCCATGTATTCCACATATGCTATCGTAGAATAATGGTATAAGGCATACTGATCGGCAATAATACTTATCTGTTTTGCAAGTGTAATGTCATCGTTAATCCGATCAGCTGTTTGCCTTCTCCAACGGGTACTGATTATGTCTCCCTGATAGTGTTTTTCTACAATACTGTCCTCGTGAAATCCAGGTTCAGTTTCTATATCGTCAGCAATACCGACGATGCCGTACCATTTAGCCATAATCAGTCCTCCATTTTGATTTTTCATGTCAATCTAATCAGTTGGCAATTAAGCTGCTTCCTGAAGTTCTTCTGTCTTTCCAACAAATTCAATAGCAACTGCAGAGTATGGCTTAATCAGTGCACCTGAGCAACGTGTCTCAATGAGGTATTTCTGTTTGTTGTAGTCGATGTCAAAGTCGTCAAACATGTTCACAGCTCCACCTTTATCTGCGCCAACATTGTAATCAGCAAGGTTTACATAGATACCGCCGAGATAGCATGTATTAGCACCGTCTACTCTTGAAAGATTTTCCATAACAGATACAGGTACGATCTTGCTTACACGAAGCGCTGTAGCAAGTTTCTCAACTGTGTCGTAGATAGCACGCTGATTTGTATCTTCAAGAAGCAGGCAGTTTGTAAGCATATCTTCAGACATGTACATAACCGGGTTTCCAGATCCTTTGTAGTTCTTTCTTGATTTGATACAAGCTTTAATGAAGGATCTTGCTTTCTCTTCTTCTGTTGTAGACTTTGTGATTGCAATCTGTGATTTAACTGTGTAAACTTTGTCGTCTGTCCAGATCGGTCTGATGTTCTGTTCATTGATCTTATCCGGAGAAGATCCTCCTCTGCCATCACCTACAAGAATTGCTCTGGCGATTTCTTCATCCAGCATCATTCTCATTTCTGATTTCAGCCATGCAACAACATCGAAGTCTGTGATGTCAACCGTGTCATCACGATCAAGTGACTGGTGCTTATATACTGTCACCGGAGTTGTTGTACGTCTGAGCATTTTGAATACTTCGTCTTTCTTCTGATTTCCTTTAACGTATCCTTTTGCTCTTGCGTCTTCTTCTGTAATGTCTGCGAATACCGATTTAATACGAGAGAATGGTGTTTTATGCACTGAATTCATAACTTCAGTTACCCAAGAATCTTCTCTCTTGATAAATCCCGGTACATTTTCAACTTTCTGTGCATCCGGGAACATGTAATCGATATTTGTGATTCCATGGGCAAGGACAGTATCAGCCAGAGATCTGTTGCTTCTCTTTGCTTCTGTTAAAATGTCCATCTGCTCAGCGTGTGAAAGAAATTCCTGATCATTTGTTTCGGTATCGAATGCGTTGTGTTTCATAGTTTTGTTTCCTCCTTCTTCATCGTCGATGTTGTCATCGTCGGTGTCTACTCCTGCTTCTTCAAGAGCAATTCCAACAAGAATGTCTACTAACTGCTTCTGCTCATCTGTGAGAGTTTCATAGACATCTGCTACTGTCTTTTCATTATCCGAATTATTATCGGAATGCTGTACTTCTGAATCTTCTTTTTTAATAGCTGCTTTAACAGCGTTATCAATCATTTTCTGAATTGCTTCTTTCTGTTCATCTGTAAGTTCATCCAGAACAGATGCATTTGTATTATTTTCTGCCATTTCTGACTCTCCTTTCTTTTTTCCAATCTGTAAATTATCGTCGGAATGCGTTAATGTATCTCCAACTTCAATAAGTTCACCAGATCTGATATAGCCTTCTACTTCGGAATCGTCACCATGAGCAAGTACCGTATCGATAACTGCTCCTGGATTAGCTCCTGCGAGAACCAAACTTACCTCTCGTATGATTCCATGAATTACATCTCCTCCACGCTGAACTAATTTATTTGCATAAATAGACAGCCGATCTACGTCTTTATGCTGAACCAACATTTTTGCGTTACGTCCGGAATCTGTGTTATTAAAAGTGATGTATGCATATACTCCATCAGCCCTGTTTTCAAGCAAAGCATGTCCAAGTACAGCATTTGGATCATCATGTTCATGGTTCCACACAACTGGTACAATGGCTCCGTCACATTCCTCGAAGGCATTTTTTAATATGGTTCTTCCATCTGAGCATCGCATATTAGCTTTAGTAGCCCATCCGGAACAATCTGCTTTGATATCCATTTTGAATTACCTCCATATTTAGTGTTACATTTATATATCCAAAGTAAGATACGACTAACTCAATTGCAAAATGAATGGGCTAGAATATGGTTTTGTATCTCGTATTTCAAGCGGCATTTATTTAGTTTTCAAATTTGTGGAATATCTTGACTTTTAGATTTAAGATTTAGTTATCATTTTCGGATAACATAGAAATAGGCATATCGCCTATAGATGTTTCAGGAATAGGTTCTCCTGGTTCGTTTTCGATCGTCTGATCGGTCTGTTCTCCGTCTGGCTGATTTAAGTTACTGTTAATAAGCTTGTCTGCTTTTGGATCATCAGATGGCTTAAATCCGATTACACCACGAATCTCATTACTTGTGAGAATTTCGTTACGTGTAAGCTTATCTGCGATTTCAGCAATGTTATTTACCGGAACCAAACGGAACGGATCTCTGAAGAACATAATTGTCTGAGATTGTGATCGCGCAGTTTTGGTCAAGAACTTACGAGTCATTTCATCTGTTATTGCTGAAACTATAGGTTCGATAGTGCGCGAATTGTAATTAAGCATTGTCTGCTCATCAGCGGTTCCATTCAGAACTTCTTGTGTAATACCTAACTGACTGTACAGTTCGTTCCGTAAATACTCAACCTGTTTCATTAGATTATTTTCCACGGGACGATTTAGCTGTATTATCTTTTCAGTTCCGTCTACATATGCTATTCCATACGGACCTTTAAGCTGTTCTTCTATATCTTTTTTACGTTTTTCCGCTTCTTTTCTTCGACTTTCCGACTTGATTACATATGGTAACTGAATAATCATGTCGAGCTTTCCAGAGCTTGTTGTTTCATCAACTCTATCCAAAAGAGTTAATTTACGAATAAGCCGTTGCATTGTAGAGTTAGGCTCATTTATGATTGAATACATAGGATTTTCAATTATACCAACGATTCGCTTAGGTAGAACAATTTCTTCCCTATATCCAGTTTTCTGGTTATATAACTGAACTTTTACGTGTTCCGGATACCACTCTAATATTTTTCCAGTTCTCATAGTCTGTATATCATATGAGCCGGTCTTTGTAGGATCCATAGTAGTGTCTACAGGAACAATAGCCACAACACCTTCATCGAACATACTTTCTACTATATCCTGTTTGAAAGCTCTACCGGTCTGATCAATATTAGCTTCAAGATTTAAACAACTGTCCAAACCAGAGTTTACATATTCTTTGAATCTGCCATTTTCGTCAGTTCGACAATGCCTAATATTGATAGAAGCTACATCCAATGCTATACGTGTATAGATTGAGGTAACTATAGACTGTTCATTCCGAATAAAAGTTCTTGTTCGATCCGGTCGATATGAATTGCTTGGACCTATATTATAATATGTAGGTTCTCGATTTCTAAAGACGTCCCAGCTATGTCTGAGTACATCAAATATTCCCATTTTGATTTTCCTCCTGCCGTTAGTTCTATCATTTACATATATTTCAAAGTTCTTTTAATCTGTCGTTTAAAAGTGCTGCCTCCTCTATTTACAGTTTCATACTGTGGTTTTACAACATCAAGAACATGATTTTTAACGTTTCTACCAGTTTTGGTCGCGGCTTCCTTGGCGTTCATCCCAGCAAGTTGTCCACTAACTTTGACATATTCCCCTGCAGCTTTTGCTAAATCTCTATAAGGTTCTGTAGCCTTTCCTACTTTATTTCCAGCTGTAACAATTTTATTCAGCCCTTTGTCTAATTTTGTATTAGTAGCATCTTTATACATCTGGCGCCCGGTGGAAATAACCTTGGCATTATTTTTTCCAATAGTCTTGTCGCCTCGTCCATATAAAACAAAGTTATTGCCAAGACCATCCTGATAATGTGAAGCTGTTTTACCGTTAGTAAATTTCGATGTTCCGATTTTTTTCATAAAATTTTCATCGATATAAGATCTTGCTTTTTGCATAGCCGCTTGATTACGTTTGTTTGACACATGCTGTGCGATTTTATACGTTCCATATGCAGCCAAGGCAGTTCCTACTACCGCAGCTCCTACTTTAACGGCTTTCTTTCTCCTGGCTAACTTCTGTTCTGCGGATCCGGTACTATTTGTTTGGTTACTTTTAGATTTAATAGATCTGCCCCCAGTTGATTCATAGTACTGTGCCTTCCTTTTACCCCATTTCATACCAAGCACACCATAATGCTTTAATTCGTCGTTATTGTTTTCTCTAGTAATAATAAATGTACACATTTTAATATTCCTCTCATTATTCAAATTCTTCTTTATGTTCTTTCCAAGCTACAAAAGCGTCCATCATAGCTGCTACACAGTCTATCTTATGTTCTCTTTTTCGCTTGTACAATTTACGGTTTCCGTTTGTATCTTCCAATGTGATACAGTTACCCATAGCAAAGGTCATTATCTCTTCGTCGAAAATAAGCATTCTTTCCTCAGATAGTTTTTTCAACTCACCAAGGGGGATTGATTCTGTTTTTGCGCCCTGTGGTACTTTTTCAATCCCATATGGTCCGTTCTCGGTTTCCCACCTACCTACAAATTCCTTTGCTCCGTATGGGTCGTAACCGAAGCATCGCACATCATAATCACTGTCTATGATATGCTGATCCAAATCCTCATAGACTGCAGTCATATCAAGGATAGTCCCCTCTAATACAATAAGACTCCCCTCGTTCATGAAGTCATCATATTTAGTTCTCATAGCTCCTGGTAATTTCTTTAGAGTCAAAGAAGAAATGTAATTACGAGTTTTTATTCCGAATGAACCATCTCGTAATGGAAATAAGAAAGTAAATGAACAGAAGTCATCTCCCTGTGATAAGTCAGCGCCCATAGCACACGGCATCTGCCAGAAATCTCGATGTCTATGTGGAAGTGTTTCTTCGTATGTAAAGTAATAAGTATATCCTTCAAGTGGAATCCCGAATCTCTTTGCTAAGATATCGTTTCGTACCGCCGGTGCTTGTTCGGCTCGATCTACGTCCTGTTGATATGTTTCGTAAGTAACTGTCTTACCGAGATTTGGATTTGCTTTCAGCCACATCTCAGGGCGATTTACTTCATCGATTGTATCAAGCTTGTACCACCAGATAGATACATGTGGATTCCGGTACTCGTTCTTAAGAATTTTTGACAATTCCATTTTGATTGTATCACCGCTACCGTTCCTGACTGTTCCCTCAGAACTGATAGCGACAATCAGATAGTCATCGTTCTTTGATGCGCCCTGTTCAAGAGCGCCGATAACATCTTCTCTGACATCTCCCGATAACCATTCATCTACAGTGTTAATTCGGCTATTCAATCCCTGAAGCTTGTCTATGCTCATCGGTCTGATTTCAAGCAATGATCCAGTTAGAAAGTTCTCGATACCCTTTTTAGTACTTGCCAATTTCTGACGATTAGCCTTTGATCCTGTAGTATTCTGTAAAGATCCTTCAGTAAGGAATTGGAATAGAGGTCCTCTGGCTCTTGTAATAGCAGTCCTGATTGGTGATAGTACTTCTTCGGATTGCTTCATAGTAGGAGCTGTAGTAACCTGATGGGTAGTTGTAGTATCTACATTTAAGAAATACGATTGAATGCAGGCAGCGTACATAGACTTTGCAGCACCTCTGGCTACAATAAGAAACTGTTTATTGATCAGTCTTTTCTTAATGGTCTTCTGTACATAATGTCCCTCTTCCGGATCATAAATACTTCGCTCAACATAGTAATACCAACCGAATATCTCTTCAGCCCATAACTTGAACGAATCCAGTAGATGTAGATCTTCACCGTCTGTAAGAGTTAACTCATTCTCACAATAATGAATAAAACCCTCAACAGCTTGGTCATCATACCAAACTCCAGGGTTCGCGATTAAGTCATCTATACGATGCATTTCAAGATTTACTTCTTCATTAACTGGTATCTCGCCTCTGATCACGGCGTCTCTGAATTTGCCGTAGTAGCGCGGAACTGCTGTATTACTTAACGCCATGATGATTCACCTACTTTTTTATGTACTTTTATTGTTAAAATGTACTTGCTGTGTTACACTTAAAGACATATAGGGAGGAGTAACACATGAATGATAATGAAATTTCCACTATCGATTTAACAGCTTTACAAACAGCATCAAATTTTACGGTTATGCCATATGATATATCTTCAATGATACCATCACAGTATACGGAGCTAGAATTATCGAAATCACAAAAATCGCAATTAGCCATGATTCAATCAAATTTACCAGATGTAGCAGAAAACGCAATTACAATAAATTCATATATCGCTAAATTTCCAGATGGGTTGCCGCACACAATGGTAAAACTCAAACAAGGTGGAGTCGGTAGTACAGTACTTGACTCGAAAGGCAAATTTGCAGGGTCTGCTTCTCTATACAGTACGCAATCACTTGGGGTAATCTGTAGTTGTTTTTCACTCATGTCATTTATAACTGGACAATATTATCTTGAAAATTTACATAATGACTTAAATCTTATAAATCAGAAAATTGACAAGATTTTGGGATTTCTTTATGGTGAAAAGAGCGCTGAATTATTGGCTGAAATATCATTTGTAAATGATGCTTATAAAAATTTTGATACAATCATGCAAAACGAGTATCAAAAAATTGCTACAATCACAAATCTTCAAGAATCAAAAAAGATAGCTATGAAAGATATAGAATTTTATATCAATGATTTGACTAAAACCGTTATGGCTCCTGCTAAGAATTATCAAGATTTCGAGAACATAGTATCTGATTCTTTAAAAATTAAAGATTCATTAAAAATGGCTACACAGTTATATACGATGTCTAACATATTAGAAGTTTACTATTCAGAAAACTTTGATCCTAATTACGTTCGATATATCAAGGAATCTATTAGCACATACATCGATAAATGCGATAACCGTATATTGACTGAATTCAGTCATCTGAATGGACGTAACAGTGAATTCAAATCGAGTCCACTCAAAAAAATTGATATCTCTATTATCGAAGAGTCTCTGTCCAAAGTTATAAATAGTTACTCAGGAATTAAAGATTCTAAAGACAGAAAAAGTATCACACATACATTAGATTCTGTAAATATGCCAGTTGAATACTTGATTACAAAAGATAATCGTATTTTCTTTAAAAAAGATAACTAATCATAGGTCTGGGTTGCGTCAGTTATACGCGCTCAGACTTTTTTTTATATTAGTCATCATCTTTATCGTTCATTCCTACTTTCCAGAATGAAGATATCTTTTTGTTGTTATTTGCTTGGAATATTCTAGCAGCTTCTTCTTTACCGACAGTTTTATCCAGCATTCTTTTAGCTGTGTTCATAGCAATACCAGTAACTATAGCCTTTGTAGCTTTCTTTGGTGCTTCTTTAATGCCTTCTTTTACACCATCTTTCGCACTCTGTATTGTAGTTCTGACGAACTTCTTTCCGGCTGTTGCTGCTTTTCTCGACCCACTCTTTGCGGCTTTCATAGTCATTCGTCCAGCTTTTGATAATGACCGGTTGACAGCTTTTCTTACAGCTGGATTCTTACTATATAAAGCAGCTGCTGTTGCTACAGTCGCGGCGGTCACAGTGGTTGCAACTATTTTCTTCTTTGCAGATGAACTTAACTTTTTATGAGTCTTCGTACTTGAACCTGACGATTTATTCTGATATCGTCTAACACCCCATTTCATGCCAAGCACCCCATAATGGCAAAGTACATCACTATCGTTTTCTCTTGTAACAATGAATTCGCTCATGATATCTGTACCTCCTTCCTATAATTATTTTGAAACTTCTGCCTCGAAATTCAGCCGCCATTCAAACTCATTTATAGCCTGTTTGATACATTCCATATGAGTTGAACTTGACGGAGGATCGAACAGAAGTCTCACTTTCATACATATATAGGTTTTCACAGACTCGAAATTTTCGTATGTTATTGGAAGGAAGTCTGTCCACTGTTCAGTACCGGTTGATATCTGAAAGGTCTTGTCAGGTCCCACACCCATCTGATGTAAAATCATAAACACTGAATTGATGTGCATGATAAGGGTTTGATCAAATACTGTATAATCAGGCATAATTCCAATAGCCTCTTTAACATCATTTAATATATTGCTGTTATTCACGGATATCTCCTTTCTGCCAGTTAACGTTTCCAAGGACAAGTATCGTTGGGTCTACGCTCAATTGGCTCAGTAATAAGAATGCTTTCATCTCCGTAATGAATAGCGTTGTGTGTGATCAGACTTGTCGAAATAACGTTCTCAGGATCAAATACTTTGGGATCTCTTTGTTCTATGTCACGTAACGTAATCGGATTGATGTGATGTATCAGAATCTTCCCTTGAATTTCATAACCCGGTGTTGCCAGATCACAACCGTTATCACGTATTACGATGTTTCTCCTAAATCTTCGCCACTCCGATGACTGATATAGAATTTGATTGAGATAACGATCATATCCGAAAGTTTCATCTCCGACTTTTCCGTTCAGTTTCAAGTATCGGTACCGATCTATAAATCGTGGTAGTTTAACCAATTCCGAATAGGATCTATCATAGTTCTTCATATTCGTTAACCTCTCCATGTCCAGCATAATCACGCATTGCTTTGATAGCATCAGCATAAAGGTCTTTCATTTCTTCACTGGACTGGTAAGCTTTGGCTTTGGCTTCAAGAACCGCATTTTCTTTCTTTAATTTTTCTTTTTCCAATTCTGCACGTGTTGTTCCAAGCTTAAGAAAATGTGTAATCACCTGGGAGGATGCAGTACCGTCCAATAGCTGTTGTTCTGCTAAATTAACAGCTAAATCGATAAGCTGATTCTCTCTGGCTTCTGGACTAAGAGCCGGTCTAATCTTTCGTGACTGATTAGATGGCTTTGTAGTGCTTTTTGCCATAGTTACTGCCTCCTCTATATCTGTTATGTTCTACTTTTATAACATTTAGTAGAACCTATAAGTTTTGTAATCATCCCACAATCACTAGAAAGGAGAATAAAGAATATGAACGTGTACGAAAAGCAGAGGTATCCCGGAACGGCTTCAACTTATAGGTTCTACTAAATGTTGTTTTATTGTTTTGGAAATCGTAATTGAATTTATTTAAAAGAAAGCCCCACTCTCTTTTGACGGAGAATGAGGCTGAGCGATGGTTTGAATTTAATGAATATATTCCCAATCTTCGGCAAGAACGTCAGCATTACTTGGATTCCACATAGCATGGCTTCCATCTGCTGTCTTAATCTGAAGATATGGTTCACATTTAAAAAGGTCTCCTTCGTGAAGACCCCAAGCATTAGCGGTCTGGATATTGCAAGGAATACCTGCAGGATATCCTTTCTGATACACTACGAACATTCCTTTGCCATTCCAACCGTGTCTGAAGATTTTCTCTCCAGATTTTACTTTTTCAAGTGCCTGTCCAAAAGTCATTGGTATCAACCTCCTCTGAAAATATTGATTTGCTTCTCCAAAATATTCCGCGAATAACTATCACCGATAATCAATACGTTTATCTCATCTTTTGAAATCTCATTGTTTCCCATCAAACCGTTTTAATTGATAACTTAACATCGGTTGAAATTCTTCTGTCAACTAAAGCTCCCCTTTAATTAACCGGAGAAACTATCTAAACTGAATCGCCTCAATCTGCAATGCCTGTCCGACTGTACCTAGTGTAGATACACCGTCAGCTTTCGTCCAGTCTGTCCAACCAGAATTTTTTACGTGCACTCGATACTCAAAATCTCCGTCAAAGCACAAGCACTCGATACGCTTATTCTGTCCTGTGGTACCGATTACAGTGTCTTTTGTGACCGTGCCATAATCTTTCCAGCCGATACCCTCAATGTGCGCTTTTGCCTTGATTTTGATGTTCAGCGGATTGATTTTAAAAGCTTCCAGTCTGAGATTGTGACCCGTGATGCCAATGATATTCTCGCAAGCTCTCTCTCCTAACCAGCCTCTGTTCTGGACGTGTGGATTGACAAGGAATTTAACAACCATGATCTCGATCGCTTCAATTTGCAATCTTTTTCCTTTTGTTCCAGCCCAGTTTCCGTTGAATGTCCAATCAGTCCATCCGATGTTTTTCTGGTGGACTCTGTAGATGTACGGCGTATCCTTGCCGGCAATCTTGATTGCTTCGATACGCTTGTTCTGTCCTGTGGTGCCAAGGATTGTGTCTTTGGAGATATTCTTGTATTCCTTATCGCCTACATCCTTGATATGTACTACTACGTCTGTTTCTCCGACAGGAATAAGTCGGAACGCTTCGATTCTCCGGTTCTGTCCTGTCGTTCCTGACATACGACCATCAGACTGCCAACACGCCCATCCGATGTCACGGATATGTGACTGGTAGGATACCTTACCGTAATGCTGTACGGAGTCCTGAGATGTTCCACCAGATGTTACCTTACCATCAGAATCCTCTTTTGCCGGAGATGCCGTAGCGATGCCGAATGCATTAAGGATACCTCTTGCCAGATCATCCATCTGACCGTTGAATTTGTTCAGATCGCCAGAATTGGTAATGAAGCCATTTTCCAGTAGTCTGTAGCTGTAGCCCCTCTGTGCTGCTCTCCACGGATTTGCAAGGTCATCTCTCGGTTTGATTTTTTCGGCACGTCCTGGAAAGAATGAACTGATAAAGTTAGCCAGTGCCGTGTCGTATTTGTCTGGACTATAGCCCTCCTCAATAATTACATGACCGCCTTTTACAGACGGAACATTGCTGTCCATGTGTAATTCCAGAATCTGCCAATCTTTCGGAATATTAAGGCTCATGATTCCATTGTCTGCGTACCAGTTCCGGTTCATATCTGCGACCGTGACATTTCCACCGCCTAATGCTGATAATCTGGAAGCGAGCGCACGTACACGCTCTGCCTCCGTATATCCATATCCTACTGCTCCGCAATCACCGGCGCCATGACCAGCGATAATAAATAAATGTGCCATAGTATCTCTCCGTTCTGTCTTTGTGCTGTCTACTCAGCTTTATTTAACTGTTTAAACACCTGGTTTACATAATTACTAAGTCACAGCAACCAGAATGCCCTGAACGATTGCTGTGAAAATTGCCATGACGGTACCTCCCTTACACTATTAAATATCAATACTACTTTCTTGAAAAATCCCGCCGGAGAAAATATCAAGACCGCCGCGATGTAGGGAGGGGGTGTAATTTTTGAAGTACCCCCTACCCCTTTCTTCATCATATCATATGGTATATCTATCATATTTCTTATGTTTTTCAATCTTTTTTTTCTTTAAAGCGGAAATATTTTTTTATTTCTGTCTCCAACAATCATATTTAATACAATTGCTACAAATAGCAAGCTGAATACATGAAGATGAAGAAAGATTAAACAGCAACTTTAACAATTCGTTCAACTTTCTTAAAGTTATTGAAAGGATTCATAATAATGATTTCATCAATAGCTCTTTCAATCTCTTTGCTTGCTTCTTTCTGTGACATGTCATCAGTAACATTAGAGATTCGATCGACATAACCACAACAATTGTAACCTTTTTCCATGTCATAATTATACCAATCAGAGAACTCCTCAAAAGGATCAAATGGATTGTCAAGTGTAGTCAATCGATAGTCTTTCTCAGTAATAGTTTCGTTTGTCATACTTAAACCACATCCTTTCCTTTAATGTACTTACTAATAGTAGTAGTTGAGAAGCCAGTCTTCTTTGCAATCTCACCAATCGTATAGTTAGACGCTGACATTGCTTTGATGCGTGTAATCTGTGCAGAGCTTGGTGAAGTAGTAAGCTTTGGTGTTGCTCTTGCTCTAAGCTTGTCAATGTCTGTATTGTTCAGTATGTCTTTAAGCTTAGTCTCAGATATAGCACCAGCCTGTATTGCTTCCCATTCCCGGTCGCTTATCTCAATGTTGCGGTCTGCTCTCCGAACAGATCCAACCTCTGATCTATACTTGTTTACAGATCTCTGACGTAACTTCTTTACATCTTCTTTCTTCATATCCGGATTGGCTTTAGTCCGCTCCTGTATCTCTACATTAGCACGGCGTAGCGCCTCCCTCTCCCTCGGTTTATTCATAAAGGCGTTCGTTAGCTTATTATCCAGGGAGGTTACTTCTGCTTGATACTTCTGCTTAGCCTTGGCATCATATGGTATCTTACCGGTATTTGCAATTTCAACACGAGCTTTGTTAGCCAGGGCTTTCATATCGTTGGCATAGCTGGCGTACTCTAACTCCATAGGGTGTCGTGATGCAGATACTAAATTGTAAGCGTCGTCAGTTTCCGCCATTTTACTACTCTTCTGAGTACGGGTCTTAACATTATATTGGATGGTACCATCTGGGTTAGTATATGTGACTTCACCAGTGGTCTTATTCTTTCTTTCAACAGGGTTATACTTTTTATAGTCATCCGGGTTCTTAGAATCGTATATGATTTTCTTTCCATCAACAGTACGGATCTCCGTCATACCTGGATACTTTTTACTTTTACCTCGATCTACATAATATAAATCATCAGCTGGTTTCCAAAGCTTAGCTCCAACTGGTTTTGTAGGATCATAGTATTCTTTGTCAGGTAAGTTAGTTTTATAACTACCCTGTCGTTTAGGTACAGTATATTCACCCTTTGCTTTTGATAAGATGGTACTTGCTCCACCTATTTTTATGTTACCATTAGCATCAATACTTCTCTGAAACTCTGCTTTAAGTGCAGCAATATTATTGTCGACTTCACTCTGTTTGTAATCCAGATGATGCTTCTCTGCATCGATAACAACCATGCTGTGCTTTACGGCTCTGGCAAGTTTAGATTCAGATGCTCCTGCCAATGTCATGTCTGTGATAAGATTAGAAATAACACCCATCTGTTTCTGAGTATCTTTCATGATCGGATACTCTTGTCCATTTCTGGTATAATGTTCTACACCTTTAGCATCAACGGTTTTGGTTCCACCATATGCTACTTTCGGATCGAAGCCTACCAGATCTTTAAGTTCATGTTTGTTTTTAATATTGACCTTACCACCTGCATCATTTGTAGGAATACACATTACAGTGTCTCCATCAAAGTCCGCTCCTGATAATCGATCAGCTATCTTATGATTGATACCAACAGCATCAATACTATTTTTACCGATGATCTCATTGCCTAGTTTATTCTTGTTGTTGACCGTAAGAATTGGAATCTCGAATATACCACCATGCGGATATCGAATAAGTGCAAGTTGAGTTCCTGGAGTGTAACCAGGAGCATAGATTTCATTATCTTTAAGAGTATTTACAGGAATAATTACATGATACTTCTGTCCTGGAAGTGCTGCTGCTTTAAGATGCACAGCTGCTGAGTCACAGTTATCAGCAAATTTCTCAAGTAAATATTTCTTAATAGTTGGATTTGATAAGCTACAGATTTCATCGTACTCTGCGTACTTGTCTGCCTTTGCTAATCCCAACTGTTTACGAGCTAAGGTAAGAGTCTGCTTACCAAGAAACTGTGATGGTAGAGCATTTGCCCATTCAGTCCAGTCACCTTCGTCAGCTCTCTTATTTATGAGTCCAAGCTTCTGTTTACCGGTCTTCTTATCAGTGTACCAATATTGTCCGCCTTGATCGGCATCTTTTATTAAAGATCCGAAAGGGTTGTCAGGATCATTTTTAATCTTCTTAAGTACGTCTCCCTGTGGAGTACCTTTCTTTTTGTTAGTATTAAATATGACATCGACACCATCCGGCATGTTGTCTGAATATACAGCCATACCTTTAAGGTAATGGGTTCCATCTACCATAATACGAACCTGTGAATATCGAGAATCGCCAAGAGAGAGATCCTGTACTCCTCGACGAAGTTCTATGATACCATCTTTTTCGATACCGGTAATTCCGTCAGGTCCTTTATCTTCTGCATATCTGATCTGTAGTCTTTTAGAATCCAATGATTCAGGATATGTAAATTTCTTATGATAAGTTTCTCCGTCATCGTTAGAAGTATAGTCAGTAATGGTTTTTACTTTATCATAATCATAGATTTCATTTTTCTTTGTTCCAGGCAAACATAATACTTTCTGGTTAGATTGCTGATTTGTATTTGTTGGCTGAGGGACTCCACCACCATAAATAGGACAGCCTTCAGCTTTCTCCAAATAATCAAGTGCAGTATCAAGTCTGGTTCTGGTAATTCCAAGTTCCTGTTCTACACCAGCGCCTACATCAATCATGCCTTTCTTCTCAACCTGATCACGTAAAAAATCTACAGTCTCCATAACCTGATTCATATTGTCTTCTGATTTTGGATTAAGCAATGATCTTACTGTGGATTCTGGAAGTCCCATTTTTCTACCGATCTCCGTAGCACCGAGTCCGTCTTCTTTTAAGCTCTTGGCAGTAGCTACATCCTGCAATCGTTTTTCGTAATTAGCCCAACTTACCTGTCTTCGATATTCAGATGAGGTAAGTCCCATAGATTTATATATAGCTTTCTCGCCAGTATATACTTTTCCATCAGCCGGATCAGTCCAAGTAAATCCCTCTTTTTTCATATCTGAAATACGTCCAAGAAAATCTCGTCCGTGCTGATATGGAGTTTCCCCACTGCCATATGGATATCTCCCACTTCGTCTTGGCATTCCGTAATGTTCTATATATTCTTCTACGGTTTCAGCCATTCCATAGTATTCTGATATTTCTTCAGCTACTGAATTACTTGAATGCTGCATTTCTAAAATATCATTAGTAGCTGGTGCACTACCATAATAAGAAGCTATTTCTTCTGCTATCGGATTCATAGCTTATCCCTCCTCGTTTGCTATTTCTAACGCTCTGCATTCTCGTATGATGCAGTCCATCGTTTCAAGGATTTCTTCTGCAGTTGGTTCATGATGCAGAATTTCATCGTTCTGATATATACGAAGTTCAGTATCGATTTCTCCTGGCTTCACATGATATTCCAAACAAAAAAGAGCAGCGTATACTAATAACTGCTCAATCTTAGCTGGATGTGTTCCTGATTTATAATCGTGGATTCTTAACAGATTATTTCTAAAGGAAATAGCATCAGCGGTTCCAAAACAATATGGTGAATAATATAAAGGCTGCTCCGGTGTCAGTTTGAAACCGATAGCGTCATTTACATAATTCATAAAATTATTGTAGAGGCGATCCATATCGATTACATTTCTTGGAATGCCATCACCTAACAAATGTGACAGAACTGTAAGCTTATCTCCCTTTTTAAGCTTCAAATTATTTCGGATAAGTGTTTCTGCAAGTTCATGTAAAGATGTTCCCATACTCTGTGCATACTGGCTAACATACTTCTGAAATAACTGTTCATCCGTATAGTTGAGCCAATGCGGTTGACTTGGTGCTAACGTAGCATGTTTGCCGCGAAGCTCTAAATGTTTTTCAAATATCAAGATAGTGTCCTCCTTATTCTCCGAACTTCTTTTTAAGTTCAGCTATTACCTCTGTTTTATTTTCAGGACAAACGAAAGCTGCGTATGACATTTCGTTCATCTTGTTCACGTAATATTCTTGATTTGGTTGTTTATGAGCAGTTGCATTTTTTTTGCACTCTAACATAGCCCAATGCTTTTTGTAGAAAATGGTCAAATCAGGAATCCCCTGCAAATATGAACTGTCGTTCTTCAGTACCATACATCCCGGGAATTCTTTTTTTAATTCTTTAATAAGATTTGACTGGAATTTATTTTCTAACATATTGAAACACTCCTTGTATGGACCCTGTAGGATTTGAACCTACGACTTCCCGCTTATGAGGCGGATGTTCTAACCGGACTGAACTAAAGGTCCTTTTTGGGAGAAGATGATATTTGTCATGACAAATATCTAAAGGGGGAATACTTTGAATGACAGATTTCTTTTCACATTACATTGATACCAATCGCATAAAGGTATCTGCATATGTGGGAGTATATAATGAAAAAGAAAAATAAGACAAAATTCACCTTCTCCTCATAACAGGCTGTGTTTTCTACGTGAACCATAGCAGGGCGACAATTTTAAGTTTTTGCACAAAAAAAAGAGGAAATGTTTTTCACACGTCCTCTTTGATTTAGAATATCAATATTATGTTATCAGCTCAAAGTGATAACCGTTCTTCGTTTTTTGATATCTGTTGTTTGCACATTTACTTACAGATTTATAATTCAATTTCATATCGATACTGCAGTCTTTTATTGAATTGTATACTTTACCGGTTTCTATACATCTAACTGGTTTCATTCGATGAGTTGGTTTTTTGCCATTTGAGAATAATGACTTAGAAATATCTTTTTTAGTTTTCCATTCTAAATTATCAGATTCATTTTTTCTTCGGTCTCCATCAATATGAGTTGCGAGCATTCCATCACTATATCCTGAGACATAAGTATCAGCAACTAATTTATGTATATTACATGTATGAGGCGTACCATCTTTCATGATTCGTACTCTCTCGTAACCTTTATCGGAAATATAAGTTTTTAATACATGCCCAGTTTTTCTATTTCGTACATGACCTTTATCTGAAATATCATACAATGGAAATTCTTCACTTTGCTTCCATTTTTCTTCAATCTCCATTTTTCTATTCCTCTTCTCCATATTCCATATCGACAAGTTCATAAACAGAACATTTTAAAGCTCGGCAGATTTTTTTTAAATTGTGTACATTTGGCAGTCCTTTTCCAACGCAATAGTTACTGATAGTGTTTTCAGATATACCAGTAAGCTCAGACAACTTCTGTTGATTCATTCCCATTCGTCTGATCTTATTGTAAAGATTATATGCAAATTGCTTTTTGGTATCTGTATCATTGAGTTCACAGATTTCAGTCTCACCGCCATCTTTGCTCAGAATTCGGATTCTTTTGTCAAACCAATTATAGCAATACATTTTATTTCCGCGAATCTTTACCGTAATCTCCATTTGTGCAGACGGATACCAATCTACAATATCGTTTGCTATAGATGGATATTCCTCACAGAACTCATTATACACTGCAGTCCAATAATCTTTTGCTTTTTTCATAATGTTATAATCTCCTCTCTTTATCTTATTTTTCTTCATCCGATTTTTCGTAGCACAAAAATACAAAAAATACAAAAATATACACAGTTTCAACTTTACTTAACCCCAATACAACTTTTATTGTATTTTTCCAATATTTCTTGGATTGACCTTTACGGGAATAGAAAATAGTGTTTTTTTGTTTTTTTCGGTATTTATGTGCTACAAAAAATCAAAAACAGGCATTTTTAGCGTAAAATACCACCTTTTAGACCTATTTCAGCCTATTTTTACGATTTTTCATCGAATTTATGTAACACAAAAATCAGGAAAATGAATTTATGTAACACAAAAATCGAATTATGTGCTACAAAAAAAATCGAATTTATGTAACACAAAAATCAAAAAATGAATTTATGTAACACAAAAATACCCCTAAAATGAATTTATGTAACACAAAAATCGAATTATGTGCTACAATAATTCAACGTCACTTTTCGTAAGATTATACTGAATTCTAATCATTTTTTCCAAGGCATCTGACATCGAACACCCCTGTTTTTTGCATATACTTTTTAACATCTCGTCTACTTGATCTGTCACTCTGAAACTAATATGCTTATTTTTAGGATCACCAGTAATAGGTCTCCCACGTTTCGTCTTCTCTTCCAACTCGTATCACCTCCAGCCAAAATTACAACACAAACCAGCACACAATGAAGAACCCGCCAATAAGAACCACATGTAAAAATATCCATAACTTATAAACTAAATCCACCCACGGATATGTAGCATTTTGCCAATTACCCCTTACTGTTCGACGTGTTCTATTATTCACAAACCACAAATATAAACTAACATCGCACCAAACGATAACTGCAAACAATAAATCGAACGATAAAATACACCCAATTATTTTAATCACGGTATGAATATTACTCATCTTGCATCACCTCCACCTAATCACACCACAATCCACGAAAACAAAATAAGAGCCCAAGATATCAATCTCAAACTCTTATGTCACTCTTAGAACTTTATACCATTTATAAATCCATCACGTTCTATTTGATCACGAATATCAAACATATCATCCAATCCGTAAAAGAAGTTAACATCACGTCTTTTCTTTTCATTGTTACATTCCATAATACGATTTAATTCCTTATACTTATCCAGTAAATTATCATTAAGTTCTTGTATCTGGCTATTTATACCTATGACTGCATAAACATATTTGTTAATGTCATCCATTAAGTATATAATACCTGTTGCATCATACAAGTTCTTAAGTGCGTTTCTACTGTTAATATAAGAAATCCTCTTATGAACTAACTCAGATTTCCTATCCTCTAACTCCTTAATTTCCTGTCTTATTTCATACTCTTTCTTACACATAGCATTTTCCTCCTTAAATGTGTTCTAGTTCTATTTGTCATAATAGGGAATGATTTCTTCGCGTCAAAATAAAAGAGCTCATTAATAACACCAAGCCCAAATAAAAATAATTACTACACCTAGAATATGTACAAGAAACCATAAGTAAACCCAAAACGGTAAATCAAATATCGAAGTTCTACGCCATGCCTCTATTTCATCTTTAACTAATATCCACACAAAACTATATACGAGAACGCAGATCATCATTGACAATAATTTAATATACGCTTTTACACCTTCCACGCATCATTCCTCCCATAAATTGCATACAGTCTATCTCTGGCATATTCATGTGTACTTATCTTAAGACTCAACTCACGGATAATTTCTTTTTCATGATCCATCAATATTTTAGCTGCACGTTGATTATTTGATTCATGCAACCACACCATATTATTAAAGACAATTCCCTCTTCACTAGATACAACAAGTACTTTCTTCACTTTACCAGCATCATTTTTGATCTCTATTTCAGCTCTACAACTATATGGTATTATGCATCCATACAAAGGCGAATAATACGTTTTCTCAGTAACAATAATATCACCAACCTGCTCGATGATCTTCTGTTCCTTCGTATTATACTTATATAAATGTACTTGACCTAAATTCTTAGAATCACTCATATTTTCTCCTTTCAACGCAAAAAGAGCCCAAGTATCAAAAATACTCAGACTCTTTCATTCCTGCACAATTATCAATTCATAGTTTTCTACCACACCTCGGACAATACTTAACCGGAATATCAATTGCTGTAAACTCATTACCCTCACCATATTTCGTTACGTCAATATGCATCTTAGCTTTGTCATGTACTAACTCATCTCTAAGTAGCCATGCTTCTAATCGGTAAATATCATTATTATCATTGATCATCTCCGGTAAACGTATCATTCTTGCGCCAAGTCTCTTAGTGATATCACGACCATTACTGAATATACCACTACTACAAAATTCGCATTCTCCCATAACTGTACCTCGCTTATACTTTTTATTTGAATAAATATTAGCATACTTTTAATGGAATACGTAATTTTCGATGTTATTCGATGCAGCTAGTAAAATATCAAAACAGCAGTTCAGTCCATTTATCACCATCATAATACTTCTCTGCTTTCTCGCACGTCTCTCTCGTAATATATCGTTCTTCAACTGCTTTCTTAAACATATTAGCCCGACTATCATATGCTGCCATCTGTGGATATATGTCTTCAAGCTTATCACATAAACACTGAATATCAATATTCTCACGATCCTGCATAACCGCCCATTTAGAAGCATAATCGGTACTGAGTGAATTAAGCAGTGTAATAATCTTAACTAATCTCGGTTTATTTTCTTCGTTTTGTTCTGCCAATATATTCAGTTCTTCACCAATACCTTTCATCAATTCTGCAACCCGATTTAAATTCGGTTGATCCAGTCTTTTTATACATTTATTCTGTTCCATTGTTACTCTTTCTTCTTTACACATAATATTATCCTCCTTAAATGTGTTCATCTTTTGCATAAAAGAGTATGTTTAATCTGTGAATACACGAGCATACCATAGAATCTGTTTAGGTAACGAATATCATTTCTACTCAGTCCATGTCATACCAATCATACCAACATGAGCCAAAGCTTCAACGCATGCGTTAATCTTACTATCTTCACTGAAATCTCCATTACACAATACATAAGCTCTGTCAGCATCATCCATATTAACAGTGACAATGTCTGTAATACCGAATCTATGTAGAATATCAGTCATAATCTCTTGTAATTCATGCAGCTGGTTATAATAGTACTGTCTCTCTCTTAATTCAAATAATCTAGCTGCAGTTTTCGTACATCGCTCAGGAGCCCAGAACACACCATTAGAATACACATACGGTTTAGCAGCACAACCCATTCTTATAAAATATCCATCCGAATTCTCTTTGTCTTCCTTAATAATTTGATAAACAGTATCACCAGGAATAAACTTACCAGTCTCAAGATCCCCTCTAATGTGCTTGTGATAAATATTGCATTTCATCTCAGTTACTTCTTTCGACTTCTTACTATATCTATAAACATATCCCTTGCATACCATTTCGTATCCTTCAGCTAATAATTCATCTACTGTTACTCTTAATTTTCCTGATTCCATCATAATTATTGTCTCCTTTTCTTATCTCTGTTCTACTATCTGTTTTTAAGTTTCTTTAAAATATCAATCGCCAACATAATTCCAAAGCCTACCGTAAAAGAGTTTTGCGTAATCACAAACTACCTGAGAAATATAACCATCTTCAACACCTTTACGAAATAAAGCAGATCTACTCTCATAAGCCGCTATCTGGGGATATACTTCTTCAAGCGCACTGTAGACTTTATCCAATTCTTCAATGTCCAAAGCCACCTCGGTATCATTTTTGATCATCTCTGGTTTTTCCTTTCTATAGAGATCCATACATTCTGCCAGATACTTACATTTGCAATTCTTCATATTATGACAGAAATAATTTCCGTAAAAGTTCTGCTCAAAAACATAAGCATAGCATCCCAATATACAGTCATCTTTATCCTTATACTTTTCCACCAAAGTATCAATCCTCTTTTGTGGTTCTGTATTGTCACAGCTATACCCACATATAAACGCAGTCAAATCGAAATCTGGTAAATATTCCGGATTATCAAACACATTACCTTTATGCTCTATCCACCAATCAGTACACGGTACCTGTCTTAATTTACCGTTAAGAACTAATAAAAAGTTGTTAAGAACAATAGCCATATATCTATCATTCACAGACACGATATCACCCTGATACAATGGATTACCTTTATCATCATTCCATGCTAATCGCCTTCCAACTGTCTCCGGATATACCGGTACCGTATCTAAGTATTCTACCGGAAGATTACTCTTTGGAAATATAAGACTTTGATTATCATTATTAAAAAAGTACCCATACACCCACCCATTATCCTCTCTGGATTTTCCTCTGTATGTACCAAATTCTTCTCGCATAACACAATTCTCCTTTCAAAATATCAATTACAGGCTCTTTCCAATATAACCGAATGTTTCTACACAAGCTTTCTCGATAGATTCATCTGAAAAGTCACCATTACAAAGTCGTTTAGCATAGTATACAGCGGCATCAGTAATTTCAACAGCCTCGTCTAAATCAAAACTGTCTCTCACAGATTCTAATCCATATCTTACCTTATCAGTGTTTCTGTAATCCTCAAAACGGTCATGCATCCGGAAAACATTTTTGGCTGTCTGAATATTTGAAAATGGCATCCACATATATCCTAACTGTAATAGATAATGCTTTGCAGTGCATCTTCTTTGTTCCCCGTTATCCATAAGAAAATATGTATCGCCTGGAATCCAACGTTCATTACTTAAAAGCGCCTTTTTATGAAATATTTTTCCATGTTCCTCAATCATCTCATCACCCTCACGATGATACATATAAGCCTCGCACACAAATTTAAATTCTCCTGTAAATTCGCTCATAATTATTGTCTCCTTTCTTTTATTGTCGTTCAATTGTACCAATATATCCCAAAGCTTCTCCGCAAGCATTTCGTACAACCTGAGTAGAATAATCCCCATCACATAAATCAAATGCGAACTTTATATCTTGACCGGTGTAACTTATACCCGTTAAACCCATTTCTACCATCATATTTTCAAAAACGTTCTTAACGTATTGCTTCTTTTTAGCAAAGTCAAGATTATCTCGCAACCTGAAGACATTTTTTGCAGTTTTTATAGAATGTTTCGGAGACCAGAATTTCCCATCAAACATAACATATGATTTATCAGCACATTTTAATGTATTATCATATTTATCTAAGAATACTGTGCATCTTCGTTCATATCTTCCAGTAGCAATATCTTCTTTAGACTCTCTACAGTATATAGATCCTCCCTCTTCAATAACCTCGCCATCTTTACGATAATAAAGGTAGGCATCACATACAAATTTAAAATCTTCTGTAAGTTCACTCATAATATTTTCTCCTTTCTTACAAATCTGCTTACAATTTATTTTTACATAAACCGGACCATACCGGTTCACCGTATGAATCAACAAATGATTTAATCCAGACGACTTTCTTAATACCGAAAATATCTTCTTTTTCTACCCATGCAACAATCATAACTGGATAGCTATTACGATAAGCATTTATGTACGATACCGCATCATTAATGCTACTGAATCTCAGTTCACTACTTAATATAAATCTAACAGTTCCATCAGCATCTTTACGAATAATGTTAATTAAGTACGGTTTGTTCATACTATCCATACCAATATCCTCTCTTTCTCTTTTAAGTTTAATCTCTTCATATTTACCAAGTCTCTGTATAGCATTGTCCAAAATGTCATAACTACTAAAACAAGACCACTCTGCATCAGTGCCATATTTGAGATAATACTTTGTACCACTTTTATATGTAAGGTATATTAAATTTTTAATATCCATGTAATGATGCCGATATTTACCCCACTCACGATTACAATATCCAATATATTTTAAGGCTAAATTATAAAGCCAACGACATCTCATTCTCCAATCACCTCATACTTCTTCTCAAATACATCTGGTTTACACGGATAGAATTCCCCACGTAACCCTTTAATAATATAGTCACCAACAGAAGCGTTCATGTCACCCTCAAGAGTATGGATCTTCATATAAATATGTGGTCTACCTTTACCAACCTCCCAAGCAGTATCCAAAATATCATACTCCAGTGACTCTCCTACGAACTGCTTAATTTCCTCAAGATTCAATCCGGTCCACTGAATAGCTTCGATTTCTACAGGTTTTGTTTTGTATCTCATATATTTGTTCTCCTTTCAATACAAAAGAAAAGAGTCCGAGCACAATACCCGAACCCTTAATTCTTTGAAATTACTTTTCAGTTAATTTTGTTAACGCCTTTTTCATACGAGACTCTATTTCAGGATCCATACCAAACACACGGTTCAAACCCCTATCAATTTGATAGCAGCTCACTTTACATCCAGCTTTATACGATAATATAATCAATAAAGTGGAATACAATGCACCACCTGCAAACATAAGTTTCTCCTTATTGCTTAATTTAAATCCTAATTTTTCTCCATTTTTGTTCATAACAAAATACCTCCTTATTCTTTCTATAATATAGTAAGATATTATCGCGAATGTCTGTAACCTTGATACTTCTTCTTTGTCAGGCATTTACCATCAGTATCGTCTCCCGGATCAGAAACTTCTTTCTTGCATTGCTCAAAATATGGACAGGTATAGCATTCGCGAATTCTCATCAAATCATAACTGTTTAACCCCACGACTTAATTCTCCTTTCTACAACTCGTTATGTTGTTTATCTGAAAATATCAATCCATGAACTGTACGCTGAATCTGATCTTTATCAAAAGTACTACCAGCTGCTTTAGGATGACCTCCGCCGCCGTAAGCATGTGCAATCTCACCGCCCACATCAATATCATCCCGAATAGTACGATAACTAACAGTTCCACTAGAAATATCAATCATCGCTATATAAGCCAGATCCGGATTTAACTCACAAAGCCTGTTTCCTAATTCACTGAAATAACGCTCAGCAAAGACCACACCGTATGTATGACCGACTTCATCTACTCTATGAAACAATTGTTTATTCTTTTCTTCTACATAAGTATCAATGTCTTTTTGTTTCTGGTCGAGAAGAGCCATATCTTTTTCAGAATATATAGGAAAGACACATATACCTCTATAAAGTTTAAGAGTAAGTATTTGACCTAAAGCCCAATCAATGAATTCCTCACGTCCATAAATATAAAAGAGATCATTCACCTGCTTGCAAATGATCCCTTCTTTTCCAAGCTCTTTCCATCTCCAAGTATCCCAATCACGAATAGTCTCCACAAACTTTTGAACATTTTCCTGTGCCCATGTATTCATATTCTGAAATCTATCAAGTACAACATGCAAATATTTATAAAACAGCTCTGTTCCACATGTTTTAATATGAGTAATTGGCGTAACATCCAGTACCTGACACCAATCGTAAGCATTCAAATATATAGCCGTATTGTGATGATCAAACAGATGCCACAAATCCTCCACTGCATACTTATCAATAGTCATAGCAAGTTCATTATTAATAGAAATATCAGTAATAAATACAGCATTATATTCTCCAGGTGATCCATTAACAAAGAAATCCCCCACTTTATCATTAACATTACTATAATCACAATACTCCACATCTACACTTTCTCTGCCAAAAGCCAAATATGCTAATATAGCACATCCAATACCATCGAGATCTGTGTGTGTAAAAAGCTTAATTTTACTCATAATCTTAATCCTCCATTTTCTTCTTTTTGAGTTTTATATGTATTACTTCAACTTCATTCCAACTAGCGAGACTTTCAATATTAGTAACATCAACTTAATTGTTTATTTTCTCGCTTTCTTCTACTATTTTTTCAACTGTACGAAATTTATGACGGCAATACCGGCAATCATAATATCTCGTTATTTTAGTTTTGGTTTCATATATCTCTTGATGATTAGGCTGTATTTGCATACCACATTTAGGACATCGCATACCCTTACCCCTCCATTTTCTCTATTAACTCATTCAACCTATCTCTCAACTCACAAGCTTCATCAACAGATAAATGATTAATAACCCACTTATCACCTTTCATAAAACCACGGTCTTTGGAAGCAACCACGATTCTCTCGTGATTATCCATAAACTCATCAAATCCAACACGAATATTTTCAGATTCAAATACTCTTTTAATTTCGCCCATAATTTTATTTCTCACTTTCTTCTACTATTTTTTCAACTGTACGAAACTTATAATGACAATTCCTACATCCGTAATATCTTGTTACCATATCTTTTGTTTTATTTATCTCCTGATGATGAGCATATACATTCTTACCACACTTAGGACATCTCATAACTAAAAATTCTTCTCCTACTCTTGCTCTAAATATATAAACGCTGAACCATCACAAAATTTAATGCTCATTACATTACGCTGCTGTGTTTTATGTGTGATGACTTTTAATGCCGCATAAGCACTCATACCAATCCATTCGATGTCTCCAATATATATTCTCAAATCCTGTGATGGTTCCATAATACTTAAAATATCATTCAACTTAATCATAGTAATCTATCTCCTTCATACACAAATCGGCAATTCAAATGAAGTAAATATTCGTAGGTCCACCGGTTCATATAAATAGCTCCGTCCATAATATATGTCTTACCGTTTTCAAGTGGACTATAGTATTTATATCCATATATCTTAGCCCACTTTTTATTTATTCTTTTCTTTTTATGTTTTCTTACCTGCCGCTTACCACCAACAATTTTGACTGGAAATCCATTTATAATCTTGTCCGACATAAAAATATCAATCCTCCCTTATTACTTATACTTTTCCTTAATCGTCTTCAAGGGTAGTCCTCTTAATTCTCTATCATCCACGTAATTACCTGTTATATGTTTAGACTCATCGGGCTGCCTAATCCATCCATAATATGCATCGCCACCAAAACTTGCCACATCAAGTAATATCCTCTCGTATCCATGGGATACAAAGAACTTTTTAATTCTAGTTTCTTTAATACTACGAACCAAAATCACCATAATAATAAATGTAATTATACAAAACGGTATAATATATTCTGCCACCAGTTTAAATTTAAAATATGTATTCATAAAATATCAATCCTTTCTGACCCATGCTGCATAGTCTCTTTCTTTTTTAAGATCCAGGATCGCCTCGTATAGTACTTCTTTCGCTTCTTCAGGTAATTCAAAGAATATGGGATGAGCAATTTGATCTTTTTCATCATATTTTTTATTCTTCCACCTTCTTAAAAGTATCTGAACAAAGACATCTCCATTCATAGCTCTATCAATAAGACTTTGAATATACTTACGTTGCTCTTCCGGTAAGGCGTACATACCTGTAACTCCGTGTGCTGCTTCTGCTATTTCTTCTATTTTTTCTTCTATAATACAATCTGATAATGAAGACTCTTTTCCTTTCAGTAACGATTCTTCCATTCCCGGAATTGATTTTAAACGCATAGTCTCGCAAATAGAATTCCAGTCACCCTCAGAAATAAGTACGGCATTGTATTCTTTACCAGTAATCAGTACAGGCTCAGAATTCTCATTTACTTTTTGAATCAGATTATATAAATCTTTTCGAGCATTAGTTATGTTAATCACTTTCAAAATATCAATCATCCTTACGTTAATAATTTTACTGATCAACAAACATAAAATGTGCTTTCATCAGTATCTGTCGTTTCTTTCATTTTCCTCGGCATATAAGAGAAGTTCTTCTGCATATAAGAGAAACTCAAAACTCGGCGAATGTCTAAGTTTCAACAGTACCAATAATTTATACAATATATTGTTCTGCCTATGCTTACACCAATATCTCCAAATTTCTAACCGTGATTTCATACTCTTAATCCTCCTCTTTATAAATAATCTTGCCATCACCGGTAAATACCGGAATAGTGAAATCAGTAATGCACTCACCACAATTAGGACAATGACGTGGAAGAAAGCAATCACCGTATCGTATGGGTACAATAAACTCTCGCTCAGCATCCATGAATTCTTCTCGCTGTGGTGGAGTATATATGAAGTTCTTAAAAACATATCCACACTCACATACCGGTTTAAAGTTTACATAAGCCATAAAGTATCAATCCTCCTTACGTGCAAACGGACACTTCTCGCCTGACTCCAATCTACAGCGATTATTCATACCATTTATTAACGCACATTTATATTTATTAGTCATTTGCCAGTAGTTACTATGAGGACATTCCTCAGCGGATTTAGGCGAGATGAATTCCGTCACACAATAGTTTTCATTTACAGCATCATATTTTGGTATTATACCAACGCATAACAGATTTGCCTTGTTAATATGAAGTACTCCGTGAATATCAACTTCAAAAATGCTTATATCATAATATCCGCCGATATAAATTCTGCCATTTTTGTTCAGATACTCGCCTGGTATAGCATGGTTGAATACACAATTTACAGCGATATTATTACCATCTTTGTTTACAGTTGCGCTACCGACTACCGAATTTGTATCATTAACATCGAAATCCAATACAACAGGTATCCGATCTGCCCAAGTAATCTCACAATCTTTTTCAAACAGAGAATCACATTTATCAATAACACCTAGTTCTAATAATGTTCCTGTATAAAGCACGTTTTATTTCTCCTTCCTCTTTGCATTGCTACAATATTCTTCTTTACTAACTACCCTATTGAAAAAAATACAGTAACCACTAGAAGAATACTCGCAATCTTTACATCGTATAATATTAGCTATATTTCTGTATTTCATAGGAATATCCATACCAACATGTAATTCTACGTCTTTTAAACCTTGCCTAATTAAATTAATGTCTTTGACACCAAACTCTACTGCGCGTCCATTTAACAAATTTACAATATCTTCATTACCCAGTGTAATCACGAGTTTACTCATAAATCACATGTATCTCCTTTCTAAACCAAAGCAATATATCCAACTTCTTTACCATACTTATTATCTGTTATTTCAGCGAGCACAAAGTTCCAGTCTAATATAAAATCGCTCATTACCAATCTATTTTGTGGATCATATAGCGGAATATCTTCATCCGGATTGAACGATCCACCAAATACATTTTCTCGCCATCCATGAATATTATCATAAACTGCTTTTAGGTCTTCTTCTTCCGGAATATGCTCGTTAATCCATTTCAGAATAGTAAAGAAAACTCCATTCTCTTCTAATGTACTAACTGGCTTTCTGTAATCCGGTATATAATCTTCGTCAAAGAAAACAAACCCAACAGAATCACAATACTCTTTTGTATATAAACTGTTTATCATAATTTATGCTCCTCCTGTATTTTTGCATAAAAAAGAAAGAGCCTGCAGTCAAACAACCACAGGTTCTTTCCGATAACTAATTAAGCTTCAATATCTTTCTGGGTATCCTCAATGAGTTCATCAAGTTTTCGTATAGCCGATTCTTTATCACCAGTATCCAATAACTCTCTGATCTCTTTAAGTGATCTCAACAGTTTTCTACTAAATGCTACAAATTCTTTCATGTTATCTTCCATGTACCTGCCTCCTTTTAAGCAAGCCCTTTCTGTTATGATAAGAGCATATATAAATATTATACACCACTCTCTCATAATAGAATAGGATTAACTCGCGAATAACATTTTAATCTTCGTCAATCTTTTTCACCAGAAATTTTTCTACAAGTGAATTAAATTTCTATATGCCATTTCCAGATGAAATATAATCATCGCTACGAAAACTAAGATTTGGTATTATACAAACCATCATATTCCGGATTGCAATAAACAATTCAGCTCTATTATCATACATTTCATTGCCATACCAAACTGCAAGCTCTCCTGTCATCGGATCCTCTTTAATATAGAAAGAATCATCATCTGTAAAAGCAAAATCCATATGCAATGTTTTACAAAGCATCTCCAAAGCCTGCTCTGGTCTCAATTCAAAAGTTGTAGTTACTTTCATAAAATATCAATCCTCCGTTACTCTATTCCACAATTTAGCTATTTCATCATCTGTACAATACTCATCGTAATAACCATCACTTATTTTTTCTATTGTTCGTTCATGGCATTCATCACATATAACGATTTTAACTTTATACCTCCTACATTGTTGTTGCTATCCAATATAATAATCCTATACCAATAAATATCAAAGCAGGCACACTAATGAGTCCAATCAATGCCGCCGCAAACTCAGTAGTACGTGTCTCATCGCAAATGTCAACACGAGGACACATACCAGTATCCCAATAGCATCTGCCAGTACAACCGTATTTTTCAGCTCTCTCTTTCTGTTTTTCAAATTCACTCTTTTTCACACTATCAGCTCCTTTACACTAGAATATCAAGTTCTGCACGGTATCTAACTGCATCCTCCACGGTATAATTATCATCAACAACTGATATATTAATATATGGTCTTATGTACTCAATAAACTCATTCAGCACTTGAAATTGAATATAATCCTGACTAAGGGCATCAGCTGTAACCTTGTTAAAAGATTTCTCAATTCTAAGTCGAGATACTTTTCTGCTATCTTTTACAATTTGCACGTGAATTGGTTTATTTCTAAGTACCTCTAACTCTTGTTTCATTCTTTTCATTTTAATTCTACGATTCATGCTTTCGTTTCCTTTCTTATAAACTATTGAACATCAAGCACATAGTGTCTATCATAATTATTAACAAATGTTCAATTCGTCTAATCGCGTTCTTTTCAGTCATATATGTCAACCCTTCCAGCGCAATAAGAATTATCAGTATAATTTTAATAAACATTTCTCTCCTTTCTTATATCCCAAGTCTTCTCTTTTACAAAGAAAATAGGAGCCTCATCACAAAGCTCCTACTCATAGATTATTCACTTAAATTGTCTTTAACATTAAAAATCAGTAAATATATTGGTTCCTCAGGATCTCCATAGAGTTCATGTACATCAAAAATATCGAAGTAACAATTGTCGTCTTTAAAAATCCATCCAACTTTTTGATTTACTTCTTTTTTGCAATCTTTTTCTGGAAACCACAGACGCTCATACACTTCTCCCAAAGATAAACATCCAGTTTCTCTTAATTTAGAGTAACATGCAAGTTTAGCCTGTTCTAAAATAAATTTATTAAACTTAGTATCTGGCGCCCATAAAGGATTGTCTCTATCAAAGAACCTTGCGTATTTGTTGCATGTACATTGTTCTCCAGGTTCTTCAATATTTTTAATGCCTCCTTTAAATAATCCTGTGATTTCCTCCGGTGTTCCTTCAATTGCGATCTTCATGCTTTCGTTTCCTTTCTTATAAACTATTAAATATCAATCCTCCGTTACTCTAAATGTCACAAACTTTAGTGGATAATCACCAGATTCAATATCATCTACAGGCTCATTTAAATTAAATCTTAAATCATTATAAATATCTTTTTTGTCCAATACCTGCACACTTCCTGTTTTAGTTACTACACATCTTCCTGTTTTACATTCAGTCATGCCGACATGCATTGTCAGCAAACCAGTTTCTATAAGACGATTACACTCCTCTTTCGATAACTGAATATTATAAGTGCCACTTGGTAAAGTGAAAAATGCTTTCATAAAAATATCAATCTCCTTTAAACGTAATAATTCTCTGGTTTCTACTTCCTCTAAACTGCAGAGTAATATCTTTCTCTTCTTCGATAAACGGACCGTCTACCAGAGTATCAATATAACTCAGAATCTCATCAGTAAATTCTGTCCAAACTTTTCCGCCTTTTACAAGATCCACATCATATAAATATCCAGTATAAACCCAAATGTTTATGTGTGGATATACTTCTCTGGCTTTACGAAGAATATATGCCACGACGTTCTGATTCTCCGGCTCAAATGGATCACCACCAAGAATTGTAAAGCCACCAATGTATTTTCTGCCTAGTGCTTCAAGAATATAATTCATCGTCTCATCAGTAAAAGGCTGTCCGTATCCAAAGTCCCAAGTCTCCGGATTAAAACAACCTTTACAATGATTCCTACAGCCAGATACAAATAAACTTACTCTTACTCCAGGACCGTTAGCAATATCACAAGTATTTATTTTTCCATAATTCATATTAGTAGCTCCTACCAAATCGCTTTAAAGTTATATACCGGTTACTCCTCCTTCCCCGCAATAGTAATTCGTACCATGGAGTTCTCTGTATCGATTTTTGCGATGCTACTTTCAAGTATGTCGGCTGATAAGTACATTAACGCATCATTAGGTTTTATCTTAGTAATAAAGGCATCGCCTATATATAAATATACATAACGGGTTTCTGAAACTGATAAGACATCTTTTACTGTAAGTAAACTGTTACTTGTTTCTGCTGTATTATGTGCCAGACTCGTAATCTTTTGTTTCGTAATTGTCACAGCACGAATCGGAATTCCATCAAATAAGCCTGATAATATCATATCAAGCTCGTCAATAAGTATTCCTTTTGACCAAACAGATTTATTTATAGTACGAGACAACACATCAACGATTGCAATAGGATATGGAATATCATAACCATTCATTTTCGCTTGTTTGAATATTAGAGATGCCGTAGACTTATTCGCTACTAAAATATAAGCTCTGGTCTCAGCTGATCTCCTAATCAATTCTGTAGTTTTCCCGCTCTGACGTTCTCCAATAATATATTCTGTCATAATTCTATTCCTCCGTATCTGTATTTTTCTTATACTCTTCTTCCATCAAACCAACAAAAATATCAGTCTGATTTCTTCCGGTTCTTTTACTCAAATCTCTTAACATACTCGCCTGCTTATCATTCAGCCGTAGCATAACACGTTTTCGTTTGGCATCCGGCTTTACAGGTCTACCTCTTTTAGCCATAAAAATATTAACCCTCCTTATTTAACTTGTCTTTAAGTAATATTTTATAAGCTTCATTTTCGGATGTGAGCCTCTTCACCTCTTTTGATAATAAAGCAGTTTCTTTATTACATTCTTCTCTTATCTTAATAACTCTAGTTATTGATACCCACTGACAACCGTTAATCCAACAATGCAATTTATCATCATCGTAACTAACTTTTTCCAACCTTTCATCATTACTCATACTCTACCCCTCCTCCTCTTCAATAACGCAGTGTACACTTCCACATTTAAAATATGCTTCTTCATGCTCGTCAGTGAAATATCCAACTAATCTGGTTCCTACTAAAAGAGTTACATCTTCCGGTTCTACAGTATAACCAGGTAATTCGCCTGCTATCTTTTCAGCAATTATTTTCTTAATTTCTTCTTCACTTAACTTTACTTCTATATTTTTCAATATTTTCATAATGCAAACGCTCCTTTACCTAAATATCACAATAGTTCCAGCAATTAACCATAATATTTTCTCGATTCTTTTATTGTGATCTGGTTCAAGCCAGCACCAGCACCCCATGCCACAAAGCCATAATGCTTTAACTATCATCATTACAATCTCAAAATCAAATGTCATGTCTACCACACACCTCCCTAACAGCAGACAACTATCGTAAGCAAAACCAAATATTCAATACGCTTAAATGGATCCTTCTCACGACAATATATCCATAGACAATATACTCCGGCTATTATTTTAAACAGTGTTCTAAAGTCCATTTTTATTCGGCTCTCCTGTTCCATAAGTCTGCAATTTCTTCATCTGTACACCAATCCCCATAATATCCGTCACAAGTTCTCTCTTCTGTTTTAGCATGACATTTAGTACATTGAACAAACTTTACTCTATAGCTACAGTATCCATCAGGTCTAATTGCATCAGATATTCGAGCTTTCCCCCACAAAACGGACACGGTTTTAATAAAGAATCTAACCTATTTATTTCTTTCATTGTTTTATACATATATTTATCCCTCTTTTTCTGTCTATACAATAAATATAAAAAGAGAAGCCCATGATCAGAGTCGCTTATCTACAAACGGATATGATACCCATGCACAATAACCACATTCTTCACATATGTAACCTCTACAACCCTGAGAATCTGTGTCGAATAATAGTAATTTCTTTTTACAATGCGGACAAATACCTAGGTTGTAATCTTTCTTCTCTAACAAAATCCCTATTACAGCACCACCAAACATGAACACTGCTAAACTTCCCAATATGACAAAATACATACTTTATACCTCACCAAAAGAAAAGAAGCCCTTAAATCGAGCTCCTAATCCGTTTCTTGTTTCTCTTTTCTTCTAAGTTATTAGCTACTATTTCAGATCCAATCCAAACACCATTCATAGCTATCGGTATTAGGAACCATACATTAGAAATATCAATGAATACACTCATCAATATTCCAACTATAATTCCTACTACACCCATAGTTCCGAATAATAATGCTATTTTTCTCATATCTAAAATACCTCCTATCCTTTCTATAAGAGGAACTGAAAATATCGCGTGTAATCACTATTTCTCAGAATATTTTTCATGTAACTTTGAAGCCTTAAGTACTAGATACTCTACTGTATCCTGATCACTTATATAACCGGCTAAAAGAGCTTTCATTTCTTCTTCAAAATAATTTACTTTTTCTTCACTCACTGCTTTTACCTCCATACATAAAAATAGAAGACTCAGCTATTAACCAAGTCTTCCATAATGTTTTTAGTCTATTATTATAACTTTCTTTCAATATCATCCTGTTTGATATCAACTGTGTCCCAATCAGGTCCCGGCAAATCTACATCTGCTATATACACAGTATCTTCTTCCAATACCTCATCAAATTACATTTCAAGATCATCAATGTCATCAACGATATCTGCAAGAGATTTGTCATCAAATAACTTGGTACTCATAACTTCTTCAATACTACCAGCAGTTATGATATCGTCCCCATACCACATATCGAATTCTGTTGAACTCATCGGATCCACACCACAGCTTTTACCGTTATAAGTAAATGTAATCTGAGTTACTATTTCTGCTATTCTATCTTTAAGTTCGTTAATTTTCATAAAATATCACCATTTTCCTTTCTTTCGTCATCAGTCAGTTCACGTATACTTCTATGAACATAACCATCTTCGTCATATGTATAATCATGTGCATGCTCTCCATGCATACCATAACTATGCTGTTTAGGTTTTCCATGATTATTATTACTTATTTGTTTTATTTGACGACCATTATCATCGTAATAGTTACGTTCGATACCACCATTCTTATGAGTAATCTGTGTTATACCATTGGGCGGTCCTTTTAGCTCAGTTCTTTCAACTATAAGTATATCTTTACCAGCTGCGTTTTTCAATCGGTTAATAGGGTACGGTGGTCCATTTTTCACGCCCCACTTCATACCTTTGACACCACTATGCTGAATCTCTTCTTCATCAAGTTTATCGTGCATCTTACTGAGAATATCCTCTACAGATTTTCTGGTTTTATCACTGAGCTTCATATAATTTCTATGGTCGTCATACCAGTTAAAGATCTCATATGGATTTTCTTTGCTCCAAGAGAAAGCCCACCAGTCACAGATCATCTCCAGAATATATTCATAAGGCATATCTAATATAGTCTCTGCTTCATCTGGATCATCATGAATCAGAACCCAGTACTGCCAATGATGAGGGTTTCTATGAATATGTAATAACCAAGCATACTCATAATCTCTCACAACTTGATACGATCTGTTTCTGCCATAAAAATAAGCATCATACGGTTCGTACTCATCTGGCTGTGACTTACTGTAGTCATGTGCAAAACCGATCTGATGCTCTAAATCCAATCTTCTACCGTCTGGAATCAACTCTGGTAAATTATCTTTAATCCAGTCATATCCTTTCTTTACATTTGCTTTATGTTGCTGCAAATATTCATCATATTGTTTACTCATTAGTCTTCTCCATTCTGCCAAGTATTTCTATAAGTTCTTCAAGCCATTCCAACGGTGGTAATTTATCAACTGCAATATAATTGTAAATTCCATTCATCAGTTCATCCTGTCGTTTCTTATCCCATTTTTCTCTAGGTAATACCCCAACTGGCGGTTTCTCTGCCTTGTCAAAATCAATAGAATCTTCAACATCGCAAGCTCTACATAAATATCGAGCGTCGTTAACCGATAACTTACCATCAATATAATAATCTCTAACCTCTGTAAATACCGTTAAACCATTTCTACGGCACAAATCCTCAATGACAGCTCTATATTTTTTGCATCTCTCTTCTAAGATTTTTTCTCTAGTTATAATCATTCTGATTCCTCCATTTAATATCATCAATATATCTAACCGGTCCAGTGATATATTTTACGAAATCTGGTAACAGCATTACTCCAGATTTAGCCTGATCCAATAAATCTAAACGAAGTGCTTCTAACCGCTCCGGTTTCATCCGAGTTTCACATTGCACAATTATTGTGTTAATAGTATCTTTTTTAGGCGTATATTCTCTTGTGCAGTCACATCCACAATCTTTGTACTGAAGTTCACAGCTGTCACAAAGAGTCTCTGGCTTTTTATTAAGCTGAATATCACCGTTTTCTTCTGCTGCAATTAACACAACTAAAGAATACAGTATTCGCATATCAAATTTGCTAGCTCCTCTTGGTGGCACTACTAAACATATATTTTTACCAACCTTTAGTCCCCTATATAATTCTGTAATGAATTTTTTATGCCATGATCCAAGTGCTGTTCCTAATGTTCTTTCAACAACATCAACAATATCCATATTTATTATCCTTTCTTCTAATGTTAAAAAAAGAAAGAGCCACAAATTAGGACTCAATCTTTCAATAATCATTTCTTAAAATACCATGCTTCAAGTTTAGGTATCCAGTCAATAATACCTACCTTATGCATATATAATTCCTCACCAAAAAGCACCCTTCGTATGATACACCTCGGTATCCACGGATATTTCTTCTTAATGAGCCTCATACAATCTAAAGTATCATATACTGGTTTATTACTCATAAACTATCAACTCCTTTCATTAAAGCCTAAGATTTTATCGCGAAAAAGAAAATATAGCTATCCTTTCTTTTTTCTCCACCAGCCATAACATCTCGGTAATTTTTTCCATGCTACAACATCGATTCGCTCACATTCGCTGTCTGTAAATATACGGTTACTTTCAATATCAGCTCTGCCAGATTTATACACCTTGTATCCGTCAAATACTCTCTGCCGCCTGGTATTTACCCACTTTGAGTTCCACTCTGTAAAATATAATTCCATGACTTTAGGGGTATTTAGTCCACCGCCATGAGCTGCAGTACAAAGATACCAGCCATCTTTTTTCGGTTTAAACCATTTATACGGTCTCCACAAATTAAATATCATTATTCTTCACCTTTCTACGCGTTACTGATCTTGACTTTTTCCGCCCAGATATCAAAAACTTTTCAATAAATAAAGCAATGCACTCACATATGATAAGTAAGAACATTACTGGAATGGTAAGAGCGGTTTCAGTTAACTGAATTAAATATCCAGACGTTGACCCACAGTTATTAAATAACTTTTTTGATACAGCCACATATGAATTTAATTGAGTCATAGAACGTGCAGCCGAATATGCCACTGTTAGAATTAATCTCCATAAATTCACAATAAAAAGTGTAGCTATCAATATATTTTTTATCTGCATACGCTATCCTTTCATTTTTTCTCGCAATGCTCCCAATATAGTATCCATCTGTTCCTGATCCAGAGGTATAATAGGACATTTATCGGGTATCGGTTTATTAGGACTAATGTAATCACCAGTAATTTGACACATACGACCGGATATAACTGGTGAAATGTAGTAGCACGGACACTCTTCGCATCGATTCGGCTTATCAAATATAATCATACCTTTATTCATATATCTGTACCTCCTCATGCTTAATAATGTTATTTTCTTCTGGAACAGTCACCACAATGTCTATAGTCTGCCCGTTCCTACCATCGTTCTGAATATCAATTGTACCTTTATAACTAAACAGAACGTCTCCGTCTGGTTCTTGTACAGTAATAGACCCATGATTTGTAGCCGTCGGTATTGATATAGTAAACGATTTCTTAATAGGCTCTTCGTGGGCTATTTCAGATATAATTTTCTGATTTTTCTTTATAGTTCTACTCTGACAACTTGTGCCAATAATTACAAAAAGAGAACCAATTATAATAGATAAAAATGCTAATTTTTTCATGTTTAGTCAGTCTTCTTTCCTCCATCAGCTAAAAAAAAGAGAAAAGTGCGAGTTCTACTGTATTGTTGTAACAATGTATAATTCCCCTTACGCACCGGGCAAAGACCATCACCAATACATGATTCTCTTTTCTCTCATAATATGCTTTGTATTTTTCGCGAATTTAGTCTGTCACTTCCTCCTCCCCAGTAATCAAATCAGAATATGGCAGCGTTTCAATTCAATGGACTATCTTTTACCTTTTTCGATATAGCAATTAGCTGTATCAATATCGCTATGACTTAATATACTATCAATATATTTTGGATCCTTCACTCTATTTGCTAAATATCGCATACCGGATTCGAGTTCTTTGGTTCTAGTTTCGTTAATACCAGCTTTTCTTCTTTCTTCATATAAAGGAAGTTTTAGCTCTTTTGCAGCTTGACTAGAAGGCGTCTGAAATTGTAATTCAAATACGTTTCCGTTTCTATCTTTAAACACACTTTGTACAGCTTTATGCATTACTTTTCCTTGTCTATACGACTCAAAATAATTTTTACACCGTACTTCTTCATATCCTTTACTCTCGAGATTTGCTTTTATGGCATTATAATTTTTGACAAAAGTTTTCGTATCAGATACAGACGTATATCTAATAGAATCTTTAATACCATTAGTCGCTTCCTTATAACTTATATTTTTTTCTTTGGCATCCGAAGCTATTTTTCCAGCTATCGATGTGGGTTGCTTAAGTCTATACTCAAGTCCATACATTTTACATCCAGAATTGCTAACAGCTGATATGACATCGTTTGTTATTTTTGGTTCTATTTTAGACGCTCTATTGAATATTTCATTAGCTAATCCTGCACACTCGTAAGCGTCTTTAGAATTAATATTACCCCTGGACATAATTTCTGAAATATCAACTGAGCCCTTAGTAAAATTAGAATAAGAATTTGATAACCTATTGATAACAGATCTCTCAGTATCGGTAAACTCATTATGTCTTTTTCTACCAAGAGCAGTTAAACTTCCATCCGGATTCTGATATCTTCTAACGTACCATTTCTGTCCTTTTACTCCATGATGACTTAAATAATTTTCAGTCATTCTATAACGCCTCCTTTCTGTAAAATATAAATCCACCATAATTTTTTCGCTAACACAAAAAATAAACAATAGGGCGCCATTTCAGTTTTCATGGGATAGCCTCTACTGGTTCATTTCAAAAATATAAAAGAGAAAAGACCCAGATTTATCACTGAGTCCTTACTCTTAATTTAATCAGTTTTCAATTTTTACCAGAATGTATTCTGGATTATTCAAATACGATTCAAGTTCATTAAACATCAAATAATCCAATCGTTTGGACCTGAACACGTAATTATCTGTACCGCTCCTTGTTTTAGATTCTACTAAAGCTAAGAAGTATACTTTATTATACTCATTCATATCCAGTGATTTTATTGTTTCTAAACTTTTATCTAGTTGAATAATGGTCATAAATATCACTCTCCTTTCATAATAGGAGTTGTATTTTTAGCGAATTTAGTTTGTCGCTTCCCCATTTCCGGTAATCAGCTCAGAATATGGAAGACTTTCGATCCACTTACAAACCTCTCGCCATTCATCCAGCTTATGTCCATGCCGCTGTCTGTAAATATTCGCCAGCACCTCATAATTCAGCATAACATTACGAGTCTGATTATAGCTGCTCGGAAGAAGCTGAATAAGCTGCCACCAGATTTCTTTATCTTTTTTACCAAAGCATTTCATATTACTGTTCTCATAACGTAAAATTCCACCATTCAAATAAACGTCTCTGAATACGTTCAATGTGTCGATCGTTTCCTTTAATACGTCCATCGACTGCCGGATACAGATATGTTCCATCGAAAAATCCTCCAAAGTAAATTCTTTCTCCGCAATCTTATGCATCGTACTGCAAGAGTTTGCAACAGTACCAACTTTATATGTATCAAATTCTTTCCACCAATATAAAGGCGCAGTAATCCTCACATACACCGGCATCATTCTCATGTACTTACGATGCTCTGTACCAGCATTGGAAAGACACTGCATGAGTGAGTGGTCATTTTCTCCAAGTGTAAATTCTTCAGGAATATAACACTGGCGATAAGTGTCTTCTTCGATCGGTGTAATTTCACTATCACTCTTCTCCCATGAATTCATAGGATTTCTCATACCTTCAATAATAAACTCCATCTGCTCTGGACTAGCCAGAACTACATTCTCTAATTTAATCATCTATCTAACTGCCTCCAATACAATTTCTTTTTTACACTGCGGACATCTTACAAATTTATATGGCTTTTTATATGAGTCCATGCCACATACACCTCCTGTGACATTTCCTTTCTCAATATCAATCGCTTCATAGGAAAATAAGCATCCACAATTTTCGCATCGCTGTTCTTTACGTGTTCCATGTTCAATAATTTTAATCATTAGTTTTTGTCTCCTTTTCTTTGAAATCTTTTGCTATTCTCTCAAGATTCTCAAACAAGTTCTCGTAAGAATCATGATGTATTTGAAAGCAATACAATTCTGACGTTTCAGCAGAGTGGTCGTCTATGAAATAAAATAGTAAACCACATCCTAACGGAGCTCTTGTCATACATAACCTAAGCCCATGTACAACAGCAATAGATTCAAATCTACGCAAGAAATAATAGGTATCCATCTTAATTCTCCTTTCAAAATATAAAAGAAAGAGCCTTAATTAAGACTCTTCACCACACCACGGATTTGTTTTACTTATAACATACTCGTAATATCGATCATCATATTCTTTGTCAAATAGTTTCTTAGCTCGTCTAACAGCAGTGCCCTTACGTTTATATTCATACGGTAATACTCCTGCTCCAAACCAAGATCTGTTCTTTTTCCAAAAACACTTAAACCATATTTTCCAAGTATCCATAAAATACCATCTCCTTTCATAACACACTGAGTTATTCTCGCGGGAGATAGTCATCAATATCAATATACTTTAATGAATCAACATACTTCTTACTGTAAAACCAACTTGTCACTGGATTCTCAGAGTACATTTTAACGTCATATACATCGCTATTCCAATCATATACTTTGGAAATAACTTTGGATTTACTTACATCTTCGTAATCACTTGATATAATCTCCAACTGTTTAACAAGTGATTCCCGCTTCATTTCTGCTGAATGAATATTTTGCGTCTCAAATATGTGATTAACTGCTATAACACATACACATATTGCAAGTCCAACACCACCAAAAGATACGGCTATCAGACTCAATATACAGGCACCATCATGATCAAAACTATCTATTACTTTATTCAGTACAACAGCACCTACTAATACTATAATCAAACATGCTAATGTAATAATCATATTTTTTCTTCCTCTCTAACTATGCCTAAAAATGTCACTTTTTCTTCTGATAAGTTCACAAAATATCTTTTACCCTCATACACTACTTCATCCCCATAAAAGTTATAACTCTTATCCGGTTGAGAAGCGTATGACAGAATTTTGATTTTTGTTGTTCGATTCAATTTACGATACCTACCTTCTCAAATATAAAAGAAAGAGACCCAACATATTTCTATGCTGAGCCTTTTTCTCTAGTTTTCGCAAAGTACTAATATCATACTTACGCCAATTTTTGGTACATATCCGGAACATTCCGCGTCATTCTCAACTTTTGATTCAAGTAAAACCTGATTAAGTCCAATATCTTTCGAGTTAGCTATTCGGAGTGCATCCTGATGTTTCTCACAAATGAATCTAATATATCGTTCATCATATCCATCTACTCCTGGATATAATTCATCAAATTTAGAGTTCCATTGTTCATACATCGGATTCACTAAATCTACGAATATCGTACGTCGTTTAATAAATTCGTCCATCAAGTAATCCTTTACCGCTTTCGAAAATTCAATCGGTGTTTTTCCTTCAAATACAACCTTTGCGTATAATGTTTTGTTCATAATTAATACCTCCTATTTTTTTCTATAATAGGATGTGAAAATTATACGTCGATATCATCATACATAATAAGTGCTCTGTCAAATATACCGATGTTAGTTGGAATACCAACACCATTATACTGTTGGGCTATGCTCATTGATTGATATTTTATGTCATGTATCACCTTATCGGCAATAAAAGCATTAATATCTTTTTCAAAAGCTAACATGTCTGAATTACAAATAATTTTTACTTTCATCCTAAGCTTCCTCCAATTCTCCAAACAGCTGTTCATAAGTAGCAATATCATACATCATGAGTTTTTCTTTAGCCTGATTCTCAGTCATAGGTACAGCATACTCGTTACGATCTGAGTCATATGTCATAAGCCATCTTCCTTTGTGACTTTTCCATAAACGAACATTTTTACCATCACAGTAATAGCTATGAGATAAAAACCTCACTTTATACTCATGCTGAATTTTATCTGACACCATCTCCATTTTATCGGTGTCGTATTTAATTTGATCGATCACACATATCATTTCTTCTGTTCACTCCTCTTTGTATTCATTCATAAAGGGCTCGATCTTCTTTAAAACATCTGAAGGTACTATATTTTTGTAAGACCAATCAAATGGATTTAATAAAATCCTATCAAAATTAGCAACACAATCATAACTTATATAATCACATTTAAAATTATTATCTGGTGTACAATAGTTTCTAATTTGAAAACAATTATAATCACTAATAGCGTCTATTACTTTAAGGAACATCTTACAGGTATTTTCGACTTTGATCCTATAAAAAATACATAGCATCAAACCGATAGTACAAACAATACATATTACAAATGACATCACTCTTCCTCCCTCACGATTCCACGGAATACTACTTTCTCCTCAGACAAATTTACAAAATATCTTTTGCCCTTATATATGACCTCATCACCGTAATAATTGAAATCTTTATCCGGCTGTGAAGCATACGATAAAATATTTAGTTTTGTTGTTTTATTCATAACATTACTCCTTAAGGTCCATTGGGTGTCTGAATATAAATTTTATATTTTCTATTGGAATCATAGCCAGCGTTGTAGTAAAATTATTATCTTCATGTACAAATGTAACTAATCTTTTATCCATATTTATTACTTTATTGCATAGATCTCTAAACTCCAGAACAGTTCCGTCCATAAGTTTTACTCTAAAAGAATATTTCATAATAAGTTATATCCTCCTTACTCTAAAATATCTTTAATTGCATCGAGCAGATCTTCTTTATCACTTTTGGCTTTCTCACTCTTTTCAATAGCAGACTCAAGTGCTGCTTTGGCTTTAAGAATCTTATCCTTATTGGTAAAGAGAGTGTTTATTGCTTCATATTTCTCTACTGCTTCAGCTCTCTTCTTTTCGGCTTCTTCAACTTTTCTCAGGCATTCAGCTCGGACTTTGTTAATTTCATCAGTGCATTCCAATTTCTTTTTTACGATAGTTGCCTCTGATTCTTTCCGGATACGTTCCGCTTTTCTCAACACCTCATCGTTGGCTTCTGCGATATTCTTTGCATGGAACTTAGCGAACTCAACGTCATCCATTTTATTGATCTTGAGAGAATATAACCGATCTTTTTCCGCAGCTGCACGAAGAGCCTCTTCTTTCAACTGATTCTGTTTAAGTGACTCTTCTTCCTCAATCTTCATCATATTTTTAGAATGCTCTTTTTTAAGTTCCTTTTTCTCGATCCAATTTGCAATTCCATAAGCACCTGCTCCGGATGTAAATATGGATGCTCCAGCTACCATTAACCATTTTCCGATTTCTTTTACTTTAATAGTGTTCATTCCTATTTTTGTCCTTTCTTTTGATATGATAAATAATCTGTAAGCGCATTCGATGACTCCTTTATGCCGTCAGAATATCCGTTAAGATAAGCCTCTTTTACAGTGTTCAATATATTAACCATTGGCTCTATATCACTGCCGAATATCTCTTTAAGAATATCTAATATCATTACAGCACTATGAAGTTCTTTTTTAGATATCCTCATTTCGTACTTATCATTTACATAATTTGCAAGTCTGTTATAAATAAACTCATCTTCCGTTTCTTGAATCTGTCCGTGCAAAGCAGTATAGCCAAAAGATACGGCATCCATAATATCTGAACGTGACATTGTAGACTCTTTCTTTTCAATTGAATCAAACTCCGGAATATTTATTTCCGATGGCTTCTTGATATCAAACATATAGTGGTTCTCCTTTCTTACTGTGAAAACACAAAAGAAAGAGCCCTAATTGGACTCCTCCTCATTTTCGTCTGTTTCTTTTTCAGCTGGTTTTTCTACCTTTAAATAAGTCTTTCCGAATTTACTGATAATTTCCACAGCTACACATCCTGCGTAAACTCCTAAAATAACTCCGAATGCTTTCTTAAATGTACTTTTCATGTTACTGCCTCCTTAAAAATCTACATACTGTTTCATAACAGTACATGTTTTTGTCGCGAATCAATAATATTTTCTTATCTCTACTAATCCGCACTTCTTACACTTGCATCGGAACACGCCAACACGAAAACCGCTGTAATCACGATAGGACCGAACAAGCTCTTCTTTCTTCCATTTGTGATTACAGAGTTTCTTCTTATTAAATATAGGTAATCTAATCAATGTACTCTGTCCCCTTTTTATCTGAAAGCGTATACATACCGGTTCTTATATAGACTAATTTTTTAAGTGTCGCCTCGTTTAAGTCAGTAAGTCCATACAGTAATACGGTCGCAAAAAGTTGATTTATTTCATCTTGTGTATATTCCGGTAAACTGCCACTCGATATCTTGTTATTCTGTTTCTTCCTATTAAATATCAATCCCATTTAATAAACTTCCTCTCATTGAATTTTCGCTTATCATGTAAAGCTCTTGATATTGCCATATCTATACCACTGTGAGTTTTCAGATGATAGTAATATAAATCATTGTACGAAGTGTTCAATCTGTCAATTCTCCCCGCAGCCTGTGTCATCATCTTATAACTGTAATTCTGACTGTAAAATATAATGCAATTTGTCCGGATGCAGTTCCACCCTTCCGATGCCGAATTGTATTGACACAGATATACCCATTGATCTCCTTCCGGAATCGGCTGATGTTTATGACCAGACCATTCCGCTACATCAGTACCTGGTTCATATCCTAAGTTCAGCAAAATATCCCTTTCATAATTGTAATTGTAAAATATAATGACCCTCTTATAATTCTCCAATATCTCAAGTAAAGCAGCTTGCCGGGATTCATCTGTGTTAACGACTCTTCGTAATACCTGACACAAAACCCCGGCGTCTTGTATTGGCTCATTTGTAAAGGGATTCCATCTATTTCTCATAACTTCCCGGTACTTTTCGCGATTATATTCACAGTAAATATCATTGTCATGTTTATTTATGTCGTGCTCATACTCCATATATACCAACACTTTATCTCTTAACCGATCAAGTCTTCTTGTATTCATATACCGGTCAATCTTGGGAAATTTCGTGTACCTTGAAAATATAACATGCTCACGATTAAACTCTGTTTTATTTCTGAAGAACTCATTCGCTAAAAATACTGGAAGATATTCGATATAAGAATCCCCAGGTGTGGCACTCAGTAATATCCAATCATTTCTCTTAGCAATTTTCAGAAAGCTTTTAGTCCAAGCTCCATACGAAACTAATCGTTGTTCATCCAATAAAAAGAAAGCGTTGTATACATCTGTATATTTACCTATGTTATTCCAACTGTCGATGACTACAGTATTTCCGAATGAGGTCTTTCCATCGTCCCCTGGAATCATAATAAAGTTAGCTAATTCTCCAAGCCACTCTAAACTATCCCGTTTCTTAGCAGTTGTAATTATATACAGATCTTTTGGTTCTTTCATCGGAATATACTCGCCTTTGTCGATCCATCCGCCACATTCTTTAAAATAATAAAATAAGCCGGTTCTCGACTTTCCGCTTCCAACACCACCGCACAATATGCATCCATTATGAAGTCTGTTAACTGCATCTAACTGATACGGATACAGAAAATTTGTGGTCTTCTTTTTCTGCGTGATCATTGTGTAGCATCACTCCTTACAAAATCTGTGCTATATGGTTTGTGCTTGAATGACTTTTTACTCTGATCTGTAGATGACAATCGTTCTAACTTGTAATATTCAGTTGATCTTGATATATCAAAACCAATCTTTCTGAATCTTTTGTCTACAGTATATTTCGTATATCTTGCCATTTTATCCCTCCGATTCTTCTAAACGGAATCCTGCATATTTCCATAAATCTTCTTTCATCTCGTCCATATCAAGCTCTCCGTCCTGCCATTTTTGATAATATTCAAGTACATATGCTGTAAATTCTGGTATTTTCTTCTCGTATGATTTCTGCCAATAATGGTCCATAAGTACTTCAAGCGGTAGAGTTAGTAATAGTACCATCGCAGTATTTACGGCATCATATGTAGCTTGTTCTTTTACTTGTTTTATCCTGTCACCTATCTGCTGTTCTACAAGAGCATTAAGTTGAGCTTTTGTTAGATTATATGTTGCAGTATTCGCTTTCTGAGTTTCTCTCTGTTTTCTTCTGAGTTCTGCTCTGCTCATAAGTCAATCCTCTTCTAATTAAGTAATGCCTTATCAATAATCTGGAAGTTTGCTCTATGAATATATAACGGTTTTCCATCAATCATCAACTTTGTCATTTTCGGAAGATCGTCCGGAATATCCCAATATACTTTATCTCCAGAATAAGCTACGATAGGCTGTCCGAGCTGCGATTTAATCACTACTACTCTTGATTTACCAAATGCATTTTTATAAGAATTTACGATACCGGCAATAGCTGTATTCTCTGTAAACTGACCAGTACTATTACTGTAAATATCATCCTGTGTAAAGTCCGCTTCTGGTGTCAGTCCATCTCCTTCAAATATACAGGTGTCTCCGCAGCTCTGAATCTCTTTACCATCTACATTGATAGAAATAACCGAAGACAACTCATAATTACGGATAATATCACCATCACTATCATAGGAAGTTGTCTTTACTTTATTTCCTGTAATATTGATTTTGTCGCCAGTTGTGGTCATAACCAATTTTCCATAGTTATCATATGTATGAATTGCATATCCATTACCGACAAGATCTCCTCTGATGTCACTGATAGCTGAATCAATAGCTGCACATCCAGCCAACGTCACCACTAACATTACACATAAAAATGCTGTAATAATTTTCTGAATTTTGTTTTTCATCATACTTCTCCTTTACTTCCACACACGTCCTGTTTTCTTTGATTTAATAACAATTCGTCCTTCAATATGAAATCCGGATAACTCGCATATATTAAAGATCGTATCTAACAGTTTCTGAAACTTTGCCGATTCATCTTCTACATGCTTCATTGCCAAATATGCAGTCGGATCCATATAGCCCTCGCCATTTCTTTTTAAGTCTTTATTGTTCACTCTCCTGTGGCTCCTCTGTCTGTTTTATTTCTATATTATTATTTGCTTTCCCTTCACATTTAAAAGCTGCAGTTCTTTCAATACATGTACAGATTCGGTCTACCAGCGAATGAATACAAAGATACACTATAATAATCAGTACGATAAAAGATACAAAACTAATATTATTCATTATATAAAAAGCCCTCCTATTTCTATCAAAGTATCGATTACAAATTTGCAGAAATAATATACACAAGTGACTACCGCTGCAATAGCAACTGGTACTACCCATAAAATAACAAGGGCTATGCCACATAACAGATATATTATTCCGCTGATGATCGTTACAACAAAATCAAATATCATTTCTGTCTTCTCCCTACACGCTCAAAATCCAGCAAGTAAGAAACTTTTACATGTAGTACCTGTGACAACTGTAAAATCCTTGTTGCAGATGGTATATATTTGCAATGCAGATAAGCACTTATCGTAGCTGGGTTAATGTCCAGTGCATCAGCCAGATCTCGTCGTGACATGCCACGGTACTTCATTAAATCGAATAAGCGATACGCGAATTCCTTACTCCATTCTCTCTTTGACATGATTTACTTTTCATCTCCTTTATAGTTCGGATTCTTTTCAAAGTTAACCGGTTTGTGTGAATTATAATTCATCGAATGTTTCAAACATTCATCACACGGGGGTTCACTTTCTCCCAGATTCTTATAATTGCACTGTTTACAATACTGATCGAAATATACTTCTTTATAAGAATATTCCATCTTACAGTCACCTCCTTCCTTAGTCATAAAAAAAAGAAAGCTCAAGAATTACTCAAGCTTTCATCAATATTTTATTTCATATATTTGTTTACTGTTTTTTTTATTACATATTTTTTAAATTTAGTTGCTATATCTTCTGCAATACGTTCTGTAGAAAATCCATTAAGAACCATTTGCGAAAAGTTTGGTATTGATAAATCCCATGTAAGATTCTCAAATGAATCAATTCTCACATATAATTTATCGTCACTAACTGTCACATAAATTTTCCCAACAATTTTCTCTTTCAGTTTTGCATGTAAATTCATAGCAATTAAATATTCATAATCTGCCATAATAAACAGCCTCCTTTTATTATTTTTCATAAAAGGTTCTGTTTATTACGCGAATTTACTCATTATGTGTATGAAAATTAAAATCTACGTATACAGCAATAGCCCATACTTCATCTGCTGTTGCGTGTATTTCTTTTAAATTTGGATCACTTTCTTTCCATTCCTCATACCCCGTCCCAGATTTAATAGCTATCAGAGCATTTTCTAAAGCGTGTTCTATACAAGTCATTTTTATTATACCACCTCATCTTCCGAATTATGACATTCATTATACTATATATTGTGTTAATGTGTCAAAAAGAAAAGAGCCCATCAATTAAGACAGGCTCTTAAACACACTGCTATCCGATTTTCTGTGTGACTAATTTGTCATAAATATCAATGGCTTCTTTACCTTTAAAAGCGTTAATGATATCTACTGCTTGATTCGGATGTTTTCGTCCAACTAACAGCACACTTTCATTAGCATTTGATCCAAAATCGATACTGACTAACAGAGTGTCTGGTAACTTCTTTAAATTCACTTATTATCACCTCCTATAATGTATGTCTGAAAAACGATTCAACGGGTACATTTAGTACCGTAGATAATGCAGCTAAATGATTTGCATTAGGTACTCTTTTGCCGTTCTCCCAGTCACATAAAGCATCTCTCTTTACTCCTACTCTTACTGCTACATCTTTTTGATACATGCCTGTATTTTCTCTGGCTTTTCTAATCAAATTATAATCAAATTTAAGCATAAAAATATCCTTCCATTTAATATACTATAAGTTTCTTCTTTTCTCTGTCCCAAACATATACATTATCACTAAGTACATCTTTAGGTTCCAATGCCGTCCGATTCACTGTATATACCATCTGTTTTACATCACTTATCGTTATACTCAGCTGATTTTTCTTAATAAACAATAGTTCATGTTTACTACTTGGAATAATTATCAAATCAGAGTCATAATCGTCAGCTATTTTACCTATGACATCAGGCATACATAAATAAAACGCACCGAATAACATACTTGCATTCGTAATTATATAAAGTAACACATCATCATCGTTAAAACCCGTATCAATCGATACCATGCTGCTCATCATATCAATTATATTTTTTACTACAGGTGTACCTATATTTTTACAAGCATGATAATAGAGATATTCTTCTGTGCAACCTAAATACTTAGCAACCTTATTATCAATAAGCAACCGCATGACTGTATCTTCTTTTTCTACCTGTAACCAATACTGAACTACTAAATTGCTTGAATATCGGTGCGGAATATTATCAAGCATGTCAGCAGTTACGGCTTCAGGATGATTAAGAGATCCTACAATATTTTCAGGAGCGTTGTTAATAAATTCTTGAATATCAATCCTGTTCGTCATAGATTTGTTCTCCTTTCTTAGAGATACCTCATATAACAAGCGTACACAGTTTGTTGAAAATCGCATTGTTCTAATAGCTGTGAAAACTCTGTATCCGTCATACACTTTATTTTAAATGTAAGTTTCAATAGGAACATGTATATATCCCTAAACATGCTTAGTTCTCCTTTCTCGCATTATCTACAGTAATTCTGTATACTCTTTAATTAAATCATCAGAGCACCATTTTGGTTTGTCTCGATCTGCTAAATTATTCCATATACTTTTTATCAAGAATAACTGCTTCTCAACACTACCAGTTGATAACATATCTGGGTTGCGTCCGTACCGTATATACAATCCGCATTCCTGAATCAGAGAATCTAAAATATTGCATTGAATTCCTGTAGATAAATTTAAAATATTAATCACGATCTCTTTCTAAATGTAATAGATAGTCCATTCTGTAGTGACCTCCGTATGCACTTACAGAATATATTGACTCGTCCATAATAGCTGTTAGTAAATCACTTTGAAGGTATCCTCTGTCATAATCACATTCCGGATCGCCAACTACAGATTCACCGTCAAAAATACCGATAAATCCCCAGTCTTTTGAATGATTTATAAGTACTTCATGAATAAAATCCCTAACTGTATATTCTTTGTCCAGAGTTACTGAATACGGCGCCTTTTGTTCTTCTTCAGGACCGAGCTGTTCTAAAGTAAACATGTTATAAGCCCCACTTTCCAATAGGTTCCCCAGAAGTTCCTGCCGATTCGTTGCTATCAGTAGCTTTAAAGTATGCTCCTTCTTTCTGAGGATACATAAATTCAAACATCAGGTAATTCGCAGCATCTAACAAATATTCAGTGTTTCCGGTCTCCTCATATTTCTCTACGCATAGATCGTGACTTTTAATAGCATCAACCAGCTTGTCTCCAAAATTGGTTTTAGCTGGACCGTATTTGTGAAAACTAACTTCCACTCTGTTTTTTCTAAGAGTATCAAATCTGTCCGAATACTCTTTTTTCATATCAGGCTGCATTGGTATACACCGTCCTTTCTAAAATTAAAATAGAATCTCAGTACATTCCGCACCAAGATTCCGGTTCTTTTTTATTACTTTTTCTATGTCTTTATTAAATTCTGTGCCACATAAGCATAATGACAATGTCTCATACTTTGAAGTAACGACACCTACTGATCGCACATGCTTTAATTGAACACAAGCCTTTTTTCGATTAAACACCGGTACAATAATCTCATAATCATCTGGCAAGTTACTAATGATATCACGAAGATCCTTTACAGTAAGATTTTTAATATCTGGTTCTGGCTGTATTTTGGAGAATTTTTTGGTTAGTTCAATCTCTACAGTTTTATTAAAACTATATATTGATTCAACTTCTTCATCGTACCATTGTTCAATAAAATTCACTGCGAATTTATTGATATCATCGTTACTGGCACTGATATCACCGTTCATGACCATATCTTTAGCTTTAGTTACGATGCTTACGAGTAATTTATCTCGCAGTTTTCTGCTGGTATTCATAAGGACACCTCCGTATTTTCTGTGTATACAATAAATATAAAATGAAAAGACCCAGTTAAGTTATTTCAACTAGGTCTGTCTCATTTCTACTTATGGTTACTAATAGCTACTTTACAAATGTCCGTAACCATAGCTCCTAAAGTTACAATCAAGGCTGCTCCTACCCAGCCAGGAATGTTAATACTTTTGTCACCTTTCTTTACCTCTACGTTCATAATAGTTCTCCTTTCTACTAACCATAAATTTCTTTCATAACAGTCTTTGAAAATGACGCGAATAATAAGAGCCTCAGTTATTTTTATCCGAGACTCCTATTTGTCTTATGCATGAAAGCCTATATCAACTTTGTTATTTGGCTCATTTTTGATATCTGTTTTTATTGTTTTTTCATATTTAAGTCCGGCAGCTTCACATGCATTTTGAGCGTATTTGTTACCACGTGATGCCATAGTCTTAAGAATATCTTTGGTTATACATTCGTATACAAAGGTTACATCGTCAGCTACGTACTTACCCATAGCAAGTCCAAACCCAATTGCAAATGCTGCCTTTCTTAAATTTTTGGTGTCAATGATTACAGCCTTCATATTATGTACCTCCTAAATTAAATATATTTTCATGTACTCATAAAGGAGTAAGATTATATCGCGTATCATCACAACTTATTTATTTGCAGCTTTACATTTGCTCTGTGTCTGCTGTTCATTTAGTACTTTTGCTTTCGATGCTGTAGTGTCAACTGCCGGTACAGATTCTGTCTTTACATCTGGTTCGCTAATCGCTTCAGATCCTGCGGGATTCTGCCATTCCAATTTCTCCCACTGACAAATCTGTTTATTAGTTACGCTATCCTTGTAAGTAAATACACATTTGTAGCGCCCCTTACCGCTTTTATCAATATAAATATCACCGAGTCCTGCCTGAATTTCGTTACCTGGTTCTCCGTTACCTGTTAAATGTGCCATGCCTTTTTCCTCCTGTATTTGTTATTCTTCTGGATGCTCTTCTTCTGCAAGTCTTTCAGCAAATCGATCAACTTCCTGTGTTACCCAAAGTGCCTGTACATACGCTGCTCTAAACGGACCCTGTACCTCCCCATCATAAGGACGAATATCTAAATCGACGGAAGTAATATCAATATTGTCAAGCATACCGATGGTTTCTGGAGTCAACGGTACTGTGTGCTTACCTGATTTTAAGTATACTTTAGGACCACGATCATTGAATTTAAGTTTCACCGGAAGATAAATGAACGGATCATCTCCTTCTTCTCTAGGTGCTTTAATCTTTACATTCCAACCGACGCCATACCTGTTAGTGTCTTTCATAAGAGCATCCGCCATTTCTTCAGCTGTAACAGTACGTCTGCTGTTTCCGTCATCGAGAGTTCCACCGGCAATAATCATAGCAAAGTTACGATCTCCTTCACGATTATACTTATCCCCAAGTCCTTTGAAATTTTTGAAGATAATTCTTGCGTCATTGATTTCCAGTACGTTTTTTGGTGCAAATGTGATTTCCATAATTTTAAATCTCCTTCGTTTTAATTTTTTGTTTGGAATAAAACACTGTTAAAAAGTTACAAATAAAAAGAAGAGCCTAAACCATAAGATCTAAGCTCTTTCTCTCTCATAAAAGGGTGTGATTTCATCGCGTATTACATCAGCATTGATTTTGCTATCGCTCTGATTATTTCTTTTTGACGATCGTTTAAGTCATGATACAGCGTGAATCCGGTTGCACCATTGTAGTCATCGCCAAATTGTGTATAATACATACTCTTTTTCCATAATTCTGGATATTCAGTTTTTAATTTAGTCAGCACTTTAGCCTGTTCATCATAATATTTATCAGAGATTACATTATTATTCATCTCATAATAAATATACGAATGCACTATAATAAAGCGCTGCAAGAAATCAATATATTCCTGAGTTGTTAATTCAGCCTTTGTTTTCATATATTAACACTCTCTATGCAAATGGAAGTGTATCTTCATCGAATGGAACTTCTTCATCAGCATCAATCGGAATATTCATAAAATCTTCCGGATTAATATATGTAGGCGGATTTACAGGAATATATGGATCATCAGACATAAACCATTCAGAGTCACCATATTTATTGATTGTATCCACAGCATCGTCAACTAATTTAGTGAAATATGAAATGTCGATAGATTCCTCGCTTACATCTCGTACCATTTCTGACTCAAGCCACCGGTACCCTATAGTTCCAGACGCTGCAGCTCTTTTTTCACCGTCAATACGATAAAGTAATCCACCACCATGACCAGGCTTAATAGGACAGAACTGACCGACTCTTCCAATAAAGTGATAGTCATGCCCCTCATCGATCTTCGGTTTCAATTCTGCATAAGTTGATTCAAATATGGTATCAGACACAAGTCCCTTTTTATACTTATCTTCTATCTTATTAAGATCTTTTTCATATTTAGTTACATCTGGCAATGTCTCATTAACATCCAAATATAATGCTCCTGCAGTTGCTGCAAATGTTTCACAAAGATCGTCAAAGACAATATCATCTTTACTGAACAGAGTCTTGAATACATATGGCACTGCAAACTGATCTCCTGTAGCTGTCCACCAAATTTCTTTTCCAGTAGTCTTGTCGATTTCCGGTTCTTTAAACTTAGCAATATAGACAGCCTTATTTACCAGACAGAACTTCTCGAATTCAGCTTCTGTTTCAAAGTTATAGCCATATTCCTTACCGAAGTCACATACAAACTTCTGAATCTCTGGTGTCGCATCTGGTATTTTAATTGAATCCGTCTTGATATGAGCCACAGTAAAGCCTCTACGCTGCACTTCTCGCTTCAGAAGTGTCATAAATAACGCGCCACGTTTTGCAACAATATTATCTTTATTACGATCGTCTCTGAATGCACACGGATAAGTAGCTTTCGTCTGACCGTATACTGCATTTACAACAGTTTTTAAAGCATTCGCCAACATCTTCGCAGTAAGTTCGCCGTCAATAACTTTCTGAATATACGGTTTCAACTTACCGTCAAACAGATCATCAATATCGTCCCATGCCTGATGCTTGATAGATACACGTCCCTTTACGATGTTCTCGAACTGTTTCGTATACTCCGGTCCAAACAGAACTTCAGCAATAATTGATGATGGATGCTGCCCGGTAACATCTCCGTCCCAAATACCACCGTAGATACCCGGTTCAGAATATACACGACCGCCCTCACCGATTTCTTCACCAAGATATGTAGATTTTCCATTCTTATATTCATATCCAGGAAAGAACGGTAAAATGCTCCATCCTTCAGGTAATACTTCTCCAGGAACATAGCTTCTATATACCGGAAGTCCATCAGCTCTGAACACTCGGAAATTATAAGTATGACCAAACTTTTCAACATATTCTTCATACTGATCGCTTCCTACTGGCTTTGAAAGATCCCGATAATTGAATTTACTCTGAGGATTTCTGTCGTTTCCAAATATAATTCGCTGAGACAAACTATTAGTCGTATCATTAACAGTCATGCCGGTAATTGATGCAAGAATCTCCCTGGCAATCCAGTCTCCTTTTAAATAATGGAACGCAGCTTCTGTTGCAACTACGTCATTTACACAATAGCCAGCAACTTTGTCCCATAACTTAGGATCAACTGGTTCATCCCATGGAAGTCCAAGCTCTTGATGATGATCTCCTGCTTTTATGATAGCAATCTCCTCGTCAGTAAATTTCTTTTTCTTCAAATCATCTACTGACTGCTTATTCATTTCAATCTCAAGCTTCTTTAAACTCTTTTTATTACCGGCAGATGCAAAATCATAAATATCGGTATACGACAGGTTAAAGGCTTCACTGAATTTCGCTTTACGACTGATAGCTTTATCCTTGTTAATAAGTCGCTTTGACAAATTATACAATTGCTCATTATCGTATCCCATCAAGCATGCGTAAATCATATGATTATCATAAGCCCTGTTGTTGAAACCAACTAATTTGAATTTAATAAGAGATTCAATATCTTCAGGTCTTGGATTAATCAATCTAACAACCGGTTTACCGATACCTGCAATCTTGTAACACACAAGAAACAGATTTGGAAATACTTCAATATCGTAAAATACAAGCTCATCCGATTCACTGTCAGACATAGTTATGCTTGTGTCTTCTGATTTAAATTTCATTTCGTTAACTATTTTCAAGCATGTTTCTGCCTGATTAGAGCTACTTGCCGCTAACATATATACAGCATTTTGCATATCAGTTACGTCATATCCGAGTCCACTATCGTATGCCTCTTGTAAAGTTTTATAGATCATGTCAATACTTGGTTTAGTATTTACCATAATTTCTTTATTTAAATGCTTCTTAATAACCGCTCGGAGCATTTTTTCATTTTTTATACCGTCAAAATTGACCATTTTTTCCTTCCCCTTCTTCAAAGGTAATCCCGAACTGAGTATAGTTATTGCAAGTGATGTACATTTGATAAGTTTTCGTCTTAAAGAACTCTTACCAGTAAATACTTTTACTTCTATGTCTTCATCATAAATACGACTTAACTCGTTCGGATCACCATTGTAAATATAATGCAGATGAAGCCCCTTCCCACTTTTACTTACTTCTGCATATGTCGGTGGAAACTTATTTGCAGCCTCCAAATTTCGCTCTAATGATTTCTCACCGTTTTCGTCTTTAAGATCAAAATCAATTACGATATGATTCTCTGGAACTTTTACATAGTGAAGTTTTGATGTATCAAGATCAGATAGTTTTTTCGTAACTTCATTCCATGCTTTCATTGGTGTTTCATTTGCTGACGCATACTGAGCCGGACAATCAGCACAAAATTCATCAAACGTAGATAATCGTTCCTGCAGATCAATCCATTTTGAATCTTCCTCAGACTCTACTTTCTGTTTTCTACTGTCGCCCATATCGTTCTCAAAAATATCAGCACGAAAACCACTATAATAACTGGTCAGTTTCGTTCCATCCTCTTGTGTGAATCGATCTTCATAATTCCAGAAATAGTTTTTAAGCTCTTCCTTAAAACGTCTCATAGACATCGGTTTATATATCCGAGCTTCTTCTGCATACTGCTTATACATTTCCCATGCTGCTTTTAAAGTAGTACTGTCATTTTTCCGGAACAAACCATACGAATCGCACACATAGTTATAGAAATCGTTTGAGGCAGACATCATATTTTTCGGAATATAATCGTCATAATATTCTGGATCAGCCTTATAAACTTCTAAACAGTGATATGCAATCGCTCCTAATTCAAATTTGACCTGTTTATTAAGGCGCCTGTATTCACGTACTCCCAGTTTTTTGCCTGTAGGAGTAACATCAATAAGACGCCTTAATAATCCTGACTTACCGTCGGTAATCTGAACCGGTCTATTAGTACCCATAAATAAGAATGCTTCAATCTTATCTTCGTAGATACCCTTAAATTTTTCGTTAATTGGCATTTTTTCATGAGAAACTAATGAGTTCAGAACAGTATTATCTTCAATACGTGACAGATCCCCATCGTGCTGAATTGCAACTAACGGATTAGATTTGAATGTTTCAAGAGCGAAATCATTATTAGATTGACCAAGAGCTTTTGCATTGAATGTACAATAATATCCGTCAAACAACTCTTGTATAATATTTAGAATCGTTGATTTACCAGTACCGGCAGCACCGTACAGAACCATAAATTTTTGTATATGTTTGGAATCACCCGATACAATAGACCCTATAGCCCATTCGATTTTATGCCGCTCTTCTTCAGAATATAATGTTCCAATCAACTTATCGAAAGCTTCATAACTTCCTTTTTCAAGCGGATATGATAACTTTTTACTTGCATAAGTTTCCCGAGTTAATTCAGTATTGGCAAACACAAGTTCAGTATCAAGTGAATGGAAATTATCTCTCATCTGTTTCTGACAATACTTATGAAACTTATCGATTGATCCACTGTCAGCATCCCACATATATTTTATTTGTGTATATCCATTTATTCTGTCACTATGTTCTTGTACATATCGATCAAGTTCAGCATCAATAATATGTACAGCATCGTCTTCATCAGTACTCCATAAATGCCGGCTTTCATCCCAAATAGCATAAAAGTCTTTAGCTCTAATCATCAGGTCCTTAGACTTTTGCATTTTGAATTTTGGAAAGACTTCAGTTCCTTCTTTAGTCGGTCTTGTTGTTATAGTCATGAAGTCTAGCATTCCATCCTACATCCTCCTTCCATTATAAATATAAGAAACAGCAGTCTCGAAGCACCAGTCCTTTTCGTCGTTGTAAGTAAACACAAAGTATTTATCACAATCTGTCCGAATACATATACTGTTACTTGCAATAAAATACCACTGGCAAATGGTTTCGACATACTGCGGAAATAACCTTTTAAATTCTTTATAAATATTTTTCTGAGTCATGACACGTCCCCTATGCTATTGTATCTAAATACCACAACATGCAAGTCCACGTCTCTACATCACGTAAATCGTATTCGCAATCTCGGATAATAAACAGACTACCATGTCCATCAGGTTCATATTCCCTTTTTAAGAATCTCTCAATAACTCTTCTTACATATGTCTGATTGAACATTCTGTCTGTCATACCACCTAATCCAAGATTATTTATCATTTTCCAAAACCACTGAACTGTTCGGTCTCCTTTTTTAGGATCGTCCATGATTTCTTCGCATCGATACGCCATGGCAAGAATCATTTCCAATACACTACAAGGTCCATCCAATTCATGATTTACTGTGATATGATTTGAATATGCAAACTGCCACCGTAATCCTTCTTCCCCATCTCCAGCTCGATTACTATCATCGTCTAGTAACCAAGTGTAAGGAACTGTATGAAGATACGAAAGAAGTTTACGGTAACTGTTTTCATTTGCGAAACGCTTTGCTGAGACAGTATTGTACATCCACTCAAAGTACTCTCTCTGTAAGTCGTTACTCATCCATTACGTCTCCATAATACGCCCCGTATTCACGCATGATCTCGTAAACAACTTTATCATTTTCATTTACGACATATACTGTGTCAGGGTCATCCTCATACTCACCGAAATGATTTTTAAAGTCACTGCCGATCAGCTCAATTGCATTAGTTACAATTTTATTATCATCATTTGTGATTACACCGTCTGTGTAGTACCATAACGACAGTGACGGATATTCGCTTTCCTGAAATTCATCAGGACTGATTACTCTAATAGGATCCATAGATTTGCTCTCCTTCTCTTTTTTCTCAGAAGACTCCTGAAAATACTGATTATACTTAATAATGTTCTCAGCTTCTTCTTTTTCAGAGTCTTCGATAGTATTTTCAGTTGTATCCTCCGGCTGGTTCTGCTCATCTTCGCCCCAGTCAAAAGGTTCGTCGTTCATCTCAGCTTCGTGCTTCTTTTTCATATATCTCCAAGTAACCGCTGAACCGATAAAAGCTCCCATAACCAAAAATGCTACATCATTTAAAATATTTCTACTCATAGTCCATTACCTCGTCTTCACTTTCATTGTTATCTTTGATAGTTATTACTGTAACTGCTAATCCTCCAAAGAATAATGCGATTGATATCAATATTCCCCCTGTGATATGTCGCCGTTTGTTGCTTCGTAAAATATCATCCAAAATGCTCAAGTTTTCTTCCCACTTTTCCATATGCAGATACCCTTTCAATAAAAGCTCCGACTACACGTTTAGCATCGCAACTCCACTTATAAAACATATACCTGCTATTGTTGCAAATAAAACATACAGTCTCTTTTTCATAATTAGTCACCTTCACCTTTCAAATGCGAATTTTACAGCTTATAGCAATTCTTTTTATTGTATTCACCCTATAGAGTTATTCTTAGGCTTTGAACCAGCAAATACAAACCACTGATTACCTATCATATATCCTTCAATTTGGTCCAACTTAATCCACGCTCGTACAGTTGCTACTCCAACTGAAAGACGTACTGCAGCTTCGTCTAATGTCTCAAATCCTAAGATTTTCTCACCGTCATATATGGGTTCATTTTCTAAATTATTTTGTAAAATGTATTGTATATAATCATGCCCGGTCAAGATGAAACCTCCTTTCTCATAGATTCACCGGTGCCGGAAAATCGTACATATCACGATATGGATTACCAGAGTAATATGTACGAAGTCCTGTCATTCAGATCTGATTATAAATTACGCCATCGACATTAAAGTCTAACAGAATAGTTCTCTCATATCCGTTTACGAAATCGCGCTTTTTAGTGTTGTACAGATCATAAATACCGAAATCAATGTAATTATCACCATTTGGATGCTTTTCATCATAAATCCATCCTGCTAACTGACCAGCTGCTGTACGCGGAATACCAAGCATATCATACACTTCATTTAAAAACAGAAATCCTTTATCTTTGAGCATAATGTTAGCGTATTTCTGCTGATCTAATAAGAATTTAAGATTAAACTCAGGATTCTTTGTCCAGCCATTGCATCCATCATCAAAGAACTTTGCATATTCACTAACATCATTCGGATTTACTGTCTGAACCGTCTTGGTTACTTTCTTTTCTTTGCCGGTTTTCTCATTTACAACAGTTTCTTCCACCTCAGCAGATTTGATATTATATTTAAGTTCTTTATCTAGTTCCTCACCAAACTTCTCAATAACACGGCTACGATAATCTTTGAAACTCTTATCCATAGATGCATAAGCTGCAGCAATTGCTACATTTCTTTTCTGCAGAATATTGTGTCCAGCAAGAATTGCAGTAACAGATACAGTACCGAGAAATACTGCCGGTGCATATAACTTAGCAAGCTGGAGTCCTTTTTTACTATACAGAATAGTCAGATCTTTCTTGTAATATGTTTCTGTATACTCCTCTGTGTAACCATTGTCTTCTACATATTTCTTTGTTTTCTCGATGTCACTATTCGATTTTTCCAGAATTGTATCAAGTTTCGTAGTTGCTTTACATGCCATTACAGCACTCGTCACAAGACCAACAACCCCGCCAACTACAAGAAGCTCTGGACTGTGCTTTTTAAGCTTGAAACCTACTTTGTTGACTTTTCTTGCTACATTACTTGGTAATTTAATTTTATTCATTCCTATTTCCTCTCTTATTTTTGTTTTATCTTTTACTCCATTTTGAATTTAATCAATCGGCATAGCTTTAGGCATTTTCAGATAATACCCGTCTCTACCACGAATAACTTCCGCAGTTCTGATATTGAACCATCCGTATCTCTGAGCGGTGAACGGTGCTGTAAGACCTGCTAAATCGTACATATCAGCAACTGTTACCATTCCGTAAGATGCTACAATGTCCGACATCTGTTGTCTTACAAGTTCTGCGTCTGCTCTTGTATCGAATGATATGTCATCGTAATCGAATCGTGATGAACCACTTCTTGCTGGCGGTCTGTCACGATCATCATAATAACTACGATATGACGGACTACTATTAGCCCGACCTGATCTGCCTGACCGGTTCTTATTTCCACCGAATAAAGCTGTAGTCGCTTCGATGATTACATCTGAAATTGCATTTTTAATAGCCGGTATCAACACATCCGAAAATACATACGATTTAACATTGCTAATATCGTCAGCTAAAAATAATCCGCTGAGCTTACGCATTTCATTTGGTTTTGTTTTAGCTTTCCCGCTGATTACTTTCTGCACTTTTTTATTGTTTGCAGATTCAGCAGCTTCTTCTTTACTCCTGTGGGAGTTTGGTTTATATTCAGCCATTACTACCTCCATTTAATTAACCATTTTGATTTTTCCAGGTAAAACAACCGGTGTCCCTGGAAGTCTATTGCTTTGTTTCTTGAACTGATATGATAAATTGCTACGTGCCTTTCTTACAGTTGGAGCCATCGTTTCACCTTTCCAGCGATCAGCCACCAAGTTATCAAAAATCAGCACTGGACCGTCATATACATATCGTTTATACGGTTCATATTCCTGCATAGAGTTCACTCCTCTTGTATACCGTTTCTATCCAAGTCGTGTAGGTTTTGGAATTCTAAGCTCATATCCGTTACGTGTTCGTACAACTGCAAATTTTGATGCATCGAACCATCCATACAGCGTTGATTGATACTGGTTATACATACTGTAAATGTTTTCATCAATCGTATATTCACGTACCTCAGCCACTGAAACACACCAACAAACGTCCACAGTATCTTGTATATGTTTCAGCACTTCCTCAGCATCAGTTTTACATGGATAATCCTTACAGTAATACTCATAATCCGAAAATATTGAGTCTACCTTTCTATGAAGCACGTCTCTGACTATGTCTTTCAAATATCCCTTCTTCGCAGCATAAGATAACACCTTAATTCCGCATGTCCCAAAACCTACAGTTACTCCACTAATGAATGTCAATGCATACTTAATTCTTTTTCTCATATTTGCAAAAATCCTTTCATATTTGATAAAACAAAAAAAAAAGAGAAACCCGAGATTTTACTCTCAGATCTCCCTTTTAAATAAACGTTTTACTCTTCAGTTGATTCTTTCTCGTCAACTACTTCTGCTTCTGAGTCCACTGTGTTTTCCTCATCCACATCGTCGTCTGCTGGTTCTTCAACTTTTACAATCTTATAATGAGTGCGTTTCTTTTTAGGTTTCCCATCTTTCTTATCTTTGTGTTTCTTTACAAGTGCTGCTCCTGCCGCAATTGCAAGTCCAACTCCGCCTAAGACTAATGCTACTGCCTTTCCAGATCCGCCTTCACTTTCAACTGTATCATCAAATCCAGTTTCCATAGGTGTTTCTGTTACCATAGTTTCCTCTGTTGTTTCCATTACTTCATTAGTTGTTTCGTTCATATCTTTTTCCTCCTAAAGATTTTTATTTATTTTTTCATAACAGTACATGTATTTTTCGCGTGACCGATTTAATACAAATCATCGTACCCGTATTCCGGACGTGTTAAGAAATCCATCACAACATATACTTTTCCATCCTTTACGATTGCATCACTAGTCACTACATCAATATACTCTTTATCGATACGCCAACCGATATAGTCAGATGTGCCAGTATGCTCGATGCCAACTTCATCATAAAACTGACTAAGTGATACATACATATCAGATCTCATTTTACGATTTAGTTCATTCGCAGCGGCATCCAATTTATTTTTACTTGACAGAAACGGTTGATTCGACATGGCATCAATAAACCACGTATCTCCATCACCGGCGATTACAACATTTGACTTCTTCTCGATTGCACCTTCTGGTGATACTTTATTTACCTTGTCTTCAGCCAGCTTCTGTTTGATTTCGGTTACTTTCTTTTCGCCAACAACTTCTGTCACTTTTTCATTCAGTTCGTTATAAGCAGTCTTGGATAACTCATACGCTGAATATAATGCCGCATGTCTTCGAGCACTTACTGTATTGGCTCCGATCAAACAGCCAACCGATGCACTGCCCAACAGTAATGCCGGAATATACGGTTTCCAAGCTACTTTCACAGTTTCCACTGGTTTTAACTTATTAATCTGATTCGCTGTTGACTGTCCACTATCATAAGCTTCCTGTGATAGCTTACGATTCTGCTTCTCAATCTCTTCATCAATCAAATCCAGTGCTTTCGGAGTTGCTTTGACTGCCAGTACTACCGTAGTAATCATACCGGCAATTCCGAGTCCAGTTAAGATTTCGGGGCTCTTTTTCTGCACTACTTTTTTCGCCATTTTGAAACATTGCTTTACATTTAATTTGTTCATGATTTGCTCCTTCCTTATGAACATACTTTTGTATATAAATAAAAGAGACCTAATCATATGATTAGATCCCTCTCATTTCCTACTCTTCAGAAGATTTCTGCTTCTCTTCCACAATTTCAGCAGCTCTCTGTGCAATTTCTTCTGTTTCATCTTTACTCATCAGAATATTTACTAAAAAGCTTCCTGCTCCAAGGACCGCTGATGCCACAGTCAAAATTGTTTTCTTGTCTACCTTAATTTTGTTCATTTCTGTTCTCCCTTCTGTTTCTCATAATAGAGTTAGATATTCTCGCGAACAAGAAAAAGAGAATATGTAGGTCCGGTTTGACTCTTAATCTTAATCGCCTACTGTTATTATCGCCAGGGACTTAATGCCCTATATTCTCTCATAATACCACTTGTAAATTTCGCGAATTAGTAGTATTCTTGAACGGCAACTGACGGTTCTGGCACCATTTCTATGGCATAACATTCCAGCCCGTCGTCCATTGTGATTTTACGGTGGTTGAAGTCTACCCACATAGTAGATTCATCCTCCATAACCCATCCAACCTGATCACCATATTCTGTTTTATCGATGCCTAAAAAGTTATAGAACTCATTCAGATATATACCGGCATTCATACAATAGTTTCGATTCAGATGATACTCAGCCTGTAGTACCTGTTCTATAGGAGCGTTGAAATATCTATGACCGAATTCGTCATAAAAGAGAATCGGCTCACTGAAATCTTCTTCGAGAAACTGTGTACAGTCACTAAACATATTAAAAGCATGAATATACCTTTCTTCCGCATCCTCAGCAGCAATAGCTTTTACAATTTCATTATGCTGCTCCTCACCGTATAGCTCTATAAGTTTACGACGGTACTTCTTATATGACTGATCCAGAAAAGCATAAGCACTCATGATGGATGCCTGCTGTCTCTGGTTCAAGATCTCAGCACTTAATATACAAAATATAGTAGTGACTCCTGATATGGCAACCGGAACGAATGGCTTATATGCAGTCTTTACAACATCCCATTTTGAAAGTTCGTCATCAGACTCTTTCTTTGCCTTATCGATTAAATCCAGTGCTTTCGGTGTCGCTTTTACCGCTAATACAGTAGTAGCGATAACACCGATACTGCCCAAGCATGTTAATCCAATCGCTACGTGATTTCTATTAAACTTTATTTTTCTCACTGATGTTCCTCCTATTGTATTGAAAAAGAAGAGACTAATGTCTCCTCCAAGGGTCTAACCCCATATGCTCCATTGCATCAAAGCATTTCATTGTGTGATTTTTCATTACTTCCTCTGCTTTTTCATCTTTTAATATTCCTAATTGATTAAGAACATTACATACATCAAACATGGATGAATGATACTCTAATCTCATTTTTGCTACTTTTGTTACAATACTCATACCTGTTTCCTCCTTTTTCTATAACATGACCTGTTTATATCGCGAAAAAAGAAGAGAAGCCCGTTTAGGACTCCTTTCTCTTTAAATCTACAAGTTCAATTTTTCTCTGACTTTCTCTCTTTGATTCCTTATAATGCAAATTTGTTATGAGTTCTACCTCATCCATATAAACACTGTGTATCAAGCTAATAAGTTTATCGTAATCTACTTCTTCTCCATTTTTAGCCTTATACACGGTATCTACCATGTTTGTGTACTTCTCACTTGCTGTCTGCATCATTACTTCAAACCCAACGTTCATCTTAATAATCCTCCTTTAAAATCAACTCTGTATTTCATTAAAGGACCTGTTCATATCGCGAAAAAGAGAACAAGAAGAGACTTAAACATTTAGGTCTCTTCGTAATAATTATTTACATTTTTTTGTTATATGACATATTATATACAATAAACTACATAGCATAAACGGTGATGATAGTAATAACCCGTCAATAGCTCCGCAAGTTGTTGCTGCTATTACTGCTTTAGCTTTATCGCGTTTTCTACTTGACATAAAGTTATCATAATATACATCATCCAATTTTCCCTGTAATGTACCTGCAATGTTCATATATTTGTCCTCCTTATAAATAATATATTGTTCATAACAGCACATGATATTTTCGCGTAAAAAAAGAAGAGAAGCCAACTTAGGACTCCTCATCAATACGTTCCATAATTCTACTAAATTCGGTTTTATTCATTTTTCCATCTACATCCAAATGAATCTGAACATCGCCGTCAACTACATCAATTTGTACATCATTTAATTGGATATCTATTTTATATCCTAATTGTTTGTATATTCTCTTTGATATAATTTTAGCTACAAGTCCTTTCATAAATTTTGTAGACAATTTTATTTTCAATAAATCCATCATAGTATTTTCCTCCTTATGATACTGTTTTCATAAAGGAACGTGTATTTTTCGCGAAGAAAGAAGAGCCCATTATTTAGGCTCATTCTCTTATCTTTTAGAAAGTTCTTCTATCACCTTCTTACTAATCTTTTCGTCAAGTATCTTTTCAGCATTATTTTTAGATAGCAGAGTTAAACCTGCTCCTATTACTGTTACTGCAAATTTAGCTATTCTGATAGTTTGCTGTGATAACATTTTATTTACCTCCTTTCTTTTTTTTCTATAAAAGAACAAGTAAATGTCGCGAATTATATATTCCGACGGTCAAAGCAGGTTTCCCATCGTTCCCTTGGTATTGGCTTCATCTTTAAAGCCCACATAATTTGACGTACTGATACTGTAGGATATAGGGCGTTATCTGCCGGTCCGGATCTATCATCGAAAAACTTCTTGAATCCGGTATGTAGATATATGTCATCTACTAACCATGGATCTATTTCAGTCCAATATGTAGATTTTGTTTCTGAATTGTATCGTTGCTGTATCACAACCAGTCCATTATTATCCATTTTGAATAAAGTGCCAGATGAATAAACCGGATGATTGCACTGATATATACTGCCATATGTCGCTTTGTATATTTGAGGTTTCTCATAAAAATACCTCATCGATATGTCAACTCCTAATAGTGTAGTTTCGTGAAAAAGAAAAGAGCCCAAGCACTATGCCTGAGCCCGTTTCTGGTATTAAAATTTATTTCTCTTTTTGAACTACATTATTTGACCGATTCTAGCTACTGTCGCACCGGCAATTAAACTTACTCCGCATGTAAGTAAACCCTTGATGTATCCGTGATAAAACTCATCTACTCCAAAAGCGTTCATTACATCGGCATACCCACATTCTGTTGCCATTTCCCTAAGTGCTCTTTCGTCTTCTTTTGTTAATAATGATTTCATAAATTTCAT